CCCGTATCTATCTAAATAATGTATTTCCGTTCCATCATAATCTTTTCTTTTTATTATTCTATTATATTGAGCCTTGGTATAAGTACAGTTTAAATATTTGAGATATATTTCTACTCTAGGAAGTATAGAATAATATTTATGCACTGCTCCATCTAGTACTAAAGCATCGTCCAACCATATGTTATGATTATACATATCACAATATTTTTTTCCGCAATTATCCCAATCTGGCTTATCAATGGGGGGCCTGAATAAACCTGTTTCACCTAAGAATATATCTGTTGTATTGTAATATGATGGTGTTTTGAAATATGCATAATAATCTATAATACACGGGGTATTAATTAATCCATCAATATAAACTAATTCCTCATCTATCATTTGATGCATATATTTAAAATCATCCTGTGCATTTGGAGTATACACATGAACGAATTCATCTTGCATTGCTATTCTATTATAATTATCCTTCTTTATTATTCTAAATCTAGAACGATGCGTCCCCTCAGGAATTTCTAATAACTGAACCACTTTACAAGTAAAAAACACCATATTAGCTATTACATTTTCTCTTTTATTTATTATTTCTTCCATCTTAGATTCGGATAAATTATAATGATCTACCATCCACGATAGTCTTTCTTCATAATTTATAGGAATCTCAGAATATTTAGCAGCATATTCTTTAGCTTTTTGACTACGGTTTTTATTTTTTATATTATCACCCCCTACGCCTTACAAAATCCGTATTATATTGAAATGTTTCAGAGGCTTTAAAACAATACTTTACAGATTAGGCAATAGTTTGTTAATTGCGGCATCGTATACTCGCATTGCCATATTATCAATACTAGTTTGCAGTTTACTGTGAATCTTATTTGGTATGTCAGTCATTCTATTACTGGTAAGAATAAGATAAATATCTAACGTTCTTTGAATATCCATCTTATTTATATTAACCCCACAAGTATTAGCTATATAATCCATCAGTATTGAATTGGACACAAAATATTTTGGTTTTGTTCCAGGAGTTATAGCCATCATATTATATAAATCTTTAATACTTAATGACACATCTACTTCTGTAGGTAAACCATTCACTGTCCAAGCAGATTCTTTACCTTTAGTTATGCTCATACTTGTTACTATTCCCATTTCTATATTAAACAACCCCTTATAGAAAGCTCTAATTAAGAATGGAGAAAAATACGATTGCGCAGATTGAGTGGCTGCAGTTTCAGTATGCCCAGCGGTAAGCCCCATGAGGTGAGCCAATGGTGCAAATATATTAGTATACCACGCCATAACACTAGGATCAGGTGTTCTCAATTTAATGGTAATATCAAATGATCTAGAAAACGATGAATCTGCCCATATCTCTGGAAATAATAATTTACCACCACAAGCTACTGTAGCAAAATTATTCGCTATATTCTTTATGATATTAGAACCGTTAAGATATTTATTAGTCAATTCATCAATAGTTTGCATGGTAGAATCTAAGGCAGCTTGATCCATCCATTCAAATGTAGTTCCAGCACCAGCACCTAATAAGAATCCTATTTCTCTACCCAAATCAGACATTCCGTTTACTGTACTAGCAAGTTGAGATTGAGTTGTTTCGTTGCTAAACTCTTCAGATACCTGATCTGAAGAGTCCATATAAAATGCAATGAACTCTTGAGATGTGAATGTAGCCTTAAAATCAGAATTTAAAGCATTTTGCCATTGAAACTTATCTGCAGTTGCTTGTTTTCCGCCTATATCCATTACCACATCTTGAATACCTAAATATCTTGCTCCTGTACGGCATATCGCATTTACATAATCAAAATATTCAGTATAAGCAAATTCAAAGGTAAAAAATTTACCATTGTCCTTTATTATACTATCTATATCGGTTTCTACATTAAGACCCTTTCCCACTTGAATTAAATCGGCTAATATTCCAGTTTGTTCTTCTTTAGAAAAGTTACTCATAAATCTAACCTTTCCGGGTGTTACAAGCAATAATGGCATTTTACTAATTATTCTTTCTGCATATTTTCTTCCAAATTGGGTACCAGTTAATACAGGATCTACATTAGTCATAAACTGATATGGCAATCCATATATGCCATTTAAATTATGAGTCATAAGTCCAGACACAACTGTTTCATCTGAACGTTTAACTGCTTCATCCGTTAAATACGCTTCTAATATATTTTGCTGCTGATCTAGTACATCCCTAGCTATTTGCTCTTTTTCTGATAATTTATTATTTTGATCTTTAGGCACTGCTACAGCAGCTTCTAATTTGTTCGGCATATTATTATCCTCCTAAAAAGATAGGAGTAGGAGAACAATCTCCTACTCCTTTAATCTTATTCACTAGCTATCATCTCAGTACTTTCTATCAATCTCATAAGTTGCTCATTTACAGAATTATTTCCACCCTGCATAGCATTTATAAGATTTTGCTTAGCAATTAATGCAGTCTTACTATCAGAACCGCTCTTTCCTGTCTCTGATAAGTAATCACCTAAGAGTTTAGCTATATTATTCAACTGTTCCGTATTTTTAACAACACTGGAAAGCAGTTGTACAATAGTTTTTATTAGAATAATAAGCTCTCTACTATTTCCGTCATCTTTCTTTTGTGTCTGTGTACGACCTAGCATACTACCAAGATTCCTCAACAAATCGACATTACTTCCTCTAGCGCTTGCACGCTTGATTTTGTTGGTGTCAATCTTATTAGAATCTATCATTACACCATCACTATCAATATTAGAAATCTGAATGTCTTTCTCTTCAAACTTCTCTTGGTCGTATTCAGGTGGAAGCCAAGTTTTTACATTTCCTTTAGAAATCAAATTCTCAACTTTCTTATATGGACGTGAACTAAACTTACTATTCTCAACATAACTAAATTTATTGGTTGCATTTTTAGAAGACTTAGTTGGGTCAGTTCCTCTTCCTACAAATAAACCGGAGCCAGAACCACTGCTTTCACCTCCGTCTTTAAACCCTTTCCATCTTCTTATCATTCTAAATCTTCCTTGGTCAGAGAGCTTCTTCGTCGTTGGTCCTTTTCCGGGTCCTCCATGTCCAATCATCTGACCATCCCCAGCATACATTTCAACGTGTCCGTTATAAAGTATTAAATCTCCAGGTTGCATTTTAGACTCGTCAAAACTTGTAGTTACTGTATAAGTATCATCGTCAGTCTCCATAGCTCCTGTCCAAGAACCAGGGTCTACGTTCAAGACTTTCTTATATGCCCACTGACAAGTCTCTGAACAGTCAGAACTTATACCTCCCTCAGCACTTCTCGGCCCCGGGAACTGTGCATTATTCTGAGCGTATGCCAGCTTACCTTCAATGGATTTCATTTGATTAACTAATGCTTTTTGCTTATCGCTTCCTCCTACAACTCCTCCAGAAGAAGAACCATCGGAAGAGCCAGAAGACTCATTAGATTTCAGTCCATAAGCAGTAGCAAGTTTATCAAATACACCATAAACTTTATCTACCCATGTACCAGAATTACTTTGAGAGCTTTCTCCTTCTCCAGAACCACCATCCGAGCTAGTACCATCAACTTTAACAAACTTGCCTGTAAATCTTTGATAATACTCTTTAGCATACTGGATACGTTTATCCATTCTAGGTATGCTACCTCTCTCATATACTCTCTCGAATATCTCGGTAGCTTTAGCTACATCATCAAGCTTCTTGAACTCATCCCATGTCATCTTTTGTGGCCACCAACACCATTCTCCAGTAGAGTAATAGTGTGGTTGTTTACCAGTGTAGGTCTTGAAGGTTTCTTCCATCTTACCGCCTTCAAATAGCCAGTCTAATTGGCATTTAAGATCTGTCCAATCACAACCCTTAGATTTAGCATAAGCACAATATTGTGCAAAATGACCGGTGCTCTTTTCCATCTGATACAATCCAGCAGCTGGTCCTCCGTCTACAGCAGGATTCATTCCCGTTTCCTGCTGGAAGTTTCCAAGCATACCAGCAGTAGCAGCTTCACTGCATCCTCTTGATCTGATGTAGTTCCAACACTTTTCTGCAACGTCACTTCCAGGTAATGCTCCTCTACCAGAAATAGTGTATAATATCTTATCTCTTAAATTAGGAAGATTAGACCCTTTTGCAGTTGCAGCAGCAATTCCCAAAGAAGAATTGCTAAGTATCTTATTAGCTGGATATTTCACATTAGCTTTACTTGACTCTGGGTCGTTAATATAAATATATTTTCCATCTTTAGACATTCCATTAGCCACTATGTAATGCTTATCTGGGCCGTATGGAGATTGCTTCTTAGACGAATTAGTAGGATCTTGTCCTAGAAGTACAACTCTATTATGATTAGAGAGATGCTTTTTAATTTGATTTGCTCTTTCGTTAGAATCACTAGTAGTAATATACTGTGCACTCATTCCATTCTTAGCAAATTCTTCATTAAAGTATGCAGCGTTAACCCCATCGTTTTTGAGTTTATACTTAATAGCAGATTTAGCAGCAGATGTCATAGACTCTTGACGCTGACCTAATGTACCATTTATAGCCATTGTAGCCGCGGCTGGCGCACAGCCGGTATCACCCAGAGTTTGTGCCTGAGTATCTCCTTTGATATTAAACCTCTTATTTGCGTACCTAGGATCTAACTGGGATACAAAGGTGTTATCAGATACCTTTTCATTTATAGCTCTTTCAGTATCTTGAGATTTACGTACTGCATTTCTAAATCTATTCTCCTCAGCAGCTTTTTGGCCGGAACCGCCTCCAGTTACACTTTTCACTGCATCTGTTGCTGTGCCTAATACCTTTCCAGCAGCAGCACCGGCAACTCCGGTTGTAATAGCAGCTCCCTTAGCTCCACTTCCACTACCAGTTTCGCTATCATCAATTCCGAGTTTGTCCAATACCCATTTAGCACCCTTCTTAGCCAATGACAAAGGATTGAGATATCCTACCAATGCTTGAGGTAATGCCATTACTTTATGGAATATAGATATAAACGTATTAAATCCTTTAGCTACACCAGTAAGACTAGTATTTACTGTCCAGTACTTCTTAGTAAACGGGTTTATATCTCCTTCTTTAGCTTGATCTACTAACTTTTGATCATCATCAGATAAGGTACCAGCCTCAGCTAAGGTACTAGCAAATGTTTTAATACCGTTAGCTACTTTATTAACTCCGTATGTAAGCATAGCTACTGGAGTCAATGGTATCTTAACAATAGTATTTATTACGGTAGACGTGTAGTCTACTAACTTATTACCAGTTCTTGCATCTCCCTCTGTAGTGAATATCGCGGACGCAGGATTTTCTCCTGACGTAGCTTTTGACATTACATTAGAAACCATACTGGTCATACTATTTCCAATAGTTTTAAGTCCCGATACTACATTATTAAGTAAGTCTTTTAGCTTACCAACGGCAGCCGTTAAGAACACCATCGGAGATAGCATTACTTTAGATGCAAAATTTATACCGGCAGACAACTTATTTATTAGATTATTATCAGTATTAGCATTAGCAGAATTATCCGTCAAAGCTTGTATAGGATGTCCAGACCATGCTTTAGTGGCCATATTCTGCACATTTTTCCCGAGACTAGAACCTATAGTCTTAAGCCCGGATACCACTTTATTAAAGTTACGTGCTACTACTCCAACACCAGCAGTTAATAATGTAGGAACAGAAATTAATGCTCCAACTACACCATTAGCTCCCATAGACATAGTATTTAGTAACTGATTATCTTTAAACTGAGCATTTTCTCCTGCGGAAGATAATACTCCTTTCATATCGCCTTTCCACGCACTAGAGAACATTCCAGACACAGTCTTTCCTATTCCACTACCTATGGTTTTAACGCCATCGACGAATGATTCAAAATGTCTAACTACAAACCCTATACCAGAAGTCAACAAGGTCGGAACAGCAAGCATTGAAGCTACAGCAGTATTTGCTCCCATGGATACATACTTAAGCATGTCATTATCATCAAAACCAGCATTTCTACTAGCTGCAGTAAACACATTCTTGATATCGCCATTCCAAGCATTAGTAAACATGTCAGTTACTGTATTTCCGATTCCTTTTCCTACAGTAACTATTCCTTCTCCTAATGGTTTAAGAGCTTTTTCGTATATATTTCTAGCAAGTTTAGCTATTTGTCCAGGTATAAATGCTGCTATCTTTATAGTAGAATAGATAAGATACTTATGGTCATGATATGGATCATTAGCATCTATTTTCAGGTCAGGTGATTTCTTTTCTTCTCCAGTAACTAATTCATCCCAAGTATCTTTAAATACTTTACCAGCATAACTTGCTAAGTCTACTGCGGTATCTATTCTCTTCTTAGCTCCAGTTACTACATTATCTATACCTTTCTTTATTTCATAACCAATCCTGCCGCCATTATAGTATTCTTCGGCACTTATATTAGTACCGTTTTTCTTATTATATTCATCGAGTTCGGATAATTCTTCTTCAGTGAATGAAGATTTACCCATTATGGATTCCTTGGCTTTCTTACCGAGGTCTTTGGCCTTAGTAATAACTTTTCCGCCTAAGTCTTTAGCTTTATCGCCAACCCCCTTAGCCTTGTCTAACAGACCAGAACCAAACTCTTTAGCTTTGTCTCCAACGCCTTTAGCTTTATCTAAAAGCCCAGAGCCAAATTCTTTAGCTTCGGTAACGGCTTTTCCGCCTAAGTCTTTAGCTCCTTCCCAGAGATCGCTTGCCCCCTTCTTTACTTTGGTCCAGAGCTTATCTTTATTATTATATTCTTCTATAGTAAGGTCAGTACCATGCTCTTCATTATACTCATCAACAATTCGTTGTGCCTCTTCACGTTGTTCGGATAACTCACCAAAGTCCATTCCAAGACATTCTTCTCCAAGTTTAATGATTATATCTACAACAAGATTTAATGGAACTAAACCTAACAGAAATACTTCATTAACACAATTGGCTAAACCACATAAAAATCTAGTAAAAGCATCAGGTTGTTCTACTGTACCTACTATATTATTGGCATTTTTAACACCAAGCGTAAATGATAATAATGCATCTGCTACTAAAATTACCAAAGCAGAACCGGCATAAGCACCTATCTTAGCAGCCGCTTTTGCACCCATTTTTCCGCCATGCTTTGCCAATAACTCGGCAACCTTAGTTCCGAGTTTAACACCAAGTTTATCAAGATTAGCAGTAGCTTTTTGAGCTCCCTTTCCTATTCCCTTAATAGCTCCCTTAAAATACTTTTGCACTACAGGTGAATTAAGAACTTTACTAATACCAGATTTTACTAAGTCTATAAATTTACCTAATATGCCTTTCTTCTGGCTAGACGCAATTTCACCTAAAGCATTTCCAGCACCATCCTTTAGTGCTTTTTCTGCTACTTCTTTTCCCGCAGTTTTTGCTACTTCTGTAGTTGAAGACTTAGCAGCTTTTTCAGTAAGACCAGCAACGGCATCTACCGTCTTACCATCCATGGTCTCTCCTGGAAGAGCTAATACATTATTAGCAAACTTACTAGCAGCAGTTGCTCCGTCATCAGCGTGTTTCAGCACAGTTCCATCGGCATCAATTACATCGATTACATCTGCACCAAAAGTTTCAGACACCTCTTTAGGTTTCTTAAATCTATCAAAGAATGATGACTTTTTAGTTTTAGTTTTCTTAGCTGCTTTAGATGCAGCCTTTGATGATGCCGATTTTGCCTTTTCTGCGGCTTTCTCAGCATCTAATTCTTTAACGACATCTGCTACTTCATCATAACTAAGATCTCCCTTAGCAATATCATCTAAGAACTCAAATAACGTAGAACCATTTTCTTTAATGCTTCCTTTATTAAGGCCAAGTTTAACTCCAAGTTTTTGGAGTCCTTTACTTGCTTTACCCATTCCTTTAGCAGAGCCTTCTCCAAGTTTATTAAGACCTTTTTGAGAATACTTGCCAACTCCAGGAATAAGTCTAGTAAGAGCTCCTACAGCTTTAGCTCCACCCTCAACAACCTTAGAACCGCCTTTAACACCAGTAGATGCTCCAAGCAAACTTCGAGTTATACCCTTAAGGCCGCCTTTAGTCAATTTAGAACCAGTAGTAGTCCCATATGACCCAACAGCAGCAGTATTCGCTTTAATTTCATCCTGAGAAAGCTTTACTTCCATACCAAGCATCTTAGAAGTTTCATAATGCTCTAATGCATGAGAACCAGTAATTTCTTCTCCATCACCGGTTACACCTAGAACCACGGTATCGCTATTAAGGACTTCTCCTACAGTCATGACACCATATCCACTCATATCTACTACAGCATATTTAACCTTCTCATATTCGGATATAGCCTTACTTTTATAAGCTTCTGGTATAAAATTAAATGCCTTTGGAAGCTTCCCATTAAGAGGATCTTTCTTTACAACGGTAGCTCCACCGACAGTGTATGTCTTGGTACCAGATTTAGTTTTCTTCCCAGTATCTTCATATTTAAGATTAGGAGTAACGCCATCTTTCTTAGCTTCTTCTACAGTTTCAGACATGTTTCTTACTTTAGATATATTACTATCTATGTCATAACCGACAGTAGAACCAGAAGAATCGAATTTCATATTATCCCAATCATAAGACCCTAGCTGAATATCTTTAGCTGAATCTCTCATCCATTTTGGGGCAGCTGCATTTCCAGTTTTATAAGCTCCCCCTGCTGGATAAACCTTTACATCATCAAGTTTACCATCATTCTTTTTCCTTCCAGATATAAGGTTATCGACACCAGCAATTATACCTTTACCGACACCAACCATTGCTGTAGGGAAATTGGTAATCAATGATGTTACTAATCCAGGAAGTACATTGGTTAAAGCCCAATTAACTGCATCTCCTGTATATGCAGCTATTGTTTTAGCAATAGTAGGAAAATCCTCTTGCATAAAAGTTTTGAATTTTTCTAATAATCCATCTGGATTTGCCGGATTGAAGAAGTAAATAAACTTTCCAAATCCATCTTTTTCTCCGTTCCAAGATGCTGATAAATATGGATGAACAGTTTCATTCCAGAATGATTCTAAGTACGGGGATGCTTTTTCTGCTAAAACAGCTCCAGCAGTTAATCCTCCAGCTACCTTTAATCCAGTAGGAATAATACTTGCAAGATTTTTTATTCCTCCTACTATTTTAGAAAACCAAGATTCCTCTTTTTCTTCTTTATCTCCACCCTTAAAGAATGAACCGATTTTACTCGGAAGTGAAGTAAGACTAGCCAAGATACCCTTTTGGGTATTTTCTTTATCTTGAATAATCTTTAAAGAGTTTTTAGTTTCCGCACTAGACGGGTCTATCTCTTGATCTCCATTTTTATCTTTAAATAGTTTTATAGGGTGACCATCTACAAATTGGGTAATGTATCTAGATGCATTTTTAGCTTTATTCTTAGCCTTTTTAACAAAATCTACTACAGAACCCTTTTTGTTAGCAGCAGCGGTATCAATATCTATTCCATCATTAGAACTTTTAGATACAGATGATGCCGCTATTAGCTTAATACCCTTTTCTATATTTTTAAATAAATCAAATAAAGGATTAGCTCCTTCTCTTCTATTTTTTCCTCCAAGAGAGCCAACAGCGTGTTCCTTAGCGTCATCAACATCGGATATTATAGCTTCTCCTTCAGACACAACAGCAGCTTTCTTTTTCCAATCGGTATTTTTATCACCGAATACCTTATTCATAGTATTCGTATTTCTAACTTTACCAGCGGCACCTTTAACAGCACCAGTAGTCATTGATACTATTTTGCTTCCCGCCTTAACGCCTTTAATCGGAGCCCCAGCTACCTTTTTAACCCCACGTCTTATAAACGGAAGAATGTGAGTACGCTCAGCTAACTCAGGATTTTCCTCTCCCTCTTCACCATGGCTACTTACATATTTAAACCTCTCTTCTTGATTCTTTAAATCATCGGTATATAATGAACTGCTTATATCAGAAATCTTAGTAAGATTTTCTATAATCTTATCTAATTTATCTTTAATTTCAGTATGACGTTGTTTCTGTTCTTCACTTATAACTTTATTTGGATTCGCAAGTTGCTCTGCTATTGGGCCACCACGTAATGACTTCTCATAATTAAGCATGTCTCTTATTTTATTTACTTCATGAGTAGAACCAGTTATTTTATCAAATAACTTTCTGTCCATATTCATTCCAAGACTACCTAATTGTCCGTAAAGTTCATTCATAGCCTCTGGCCTAGACTTTCTAGCCTTATCAGCCATTTTCATCTTAGACGCTTCTTTGTTAATAACTCCTCTAAGCTTATCTTTTTGCTCCTCTGTTAAACCACCTTTAGACGGGTCGGTACCGAGCCTATCAATATACTTTAAAGCATCTTCATAATATCCAGACTTAATAAGTCGTAATACCTCTTTACCAACAGCAGTTTTCTTAAGATCAAAGTCTTTACTCCATACTACATTTCTTATCTTATTAAAAGATTCCTGATGAGCTTTCTTCGCTGTAAGCCTAGAGCTTTCAACTCCAGCAAGCATATCTTGAAATTGTTCTATCTGTTCGTAGTCCATATTCTCAAGAGACTCATCAAATTGAGCAAAGTGATCTCTTCCGCCAATAAGCATTTTAGCGCCTTTAGACCTACGATATGCATTACGAGCAGCAGCACTCATCGTTTTTCTGGTACCACCAGTTTTAACTTGATGCTTTCTTGCTGTGTCTCCAAGTCTACTAAATGCTCTTATAGGCATTTGAGCAGCCCAAAATGCTGGTTTCAAAATAAATCCTAATACAGATTTAATTCCACCAAATACCTTTTTAGTTAATCTTTCCATCATACGATGAATAGGCTGACCAACTTTTTCGCTTATCCAATCTTTAAAGAATCCAGTAACAGAATCCATCATTAAGTGAAATTGATTGGCCAATGGTTCAAATGCAGTTTTAATAGGTTCAAGAATTTTATCTTTAACAAATCCTTTAAATTCGACAAACATGTCGTGGAAAAAATCAATAGCTGGTCTGGTAATGGAACCAAACAATCCACCAGTTCTTTCATTAGTTTCGGGGTCTACCGCACCAAACATAAAGTCTTTAAACTTATCCGTATCAGAAGCAAAACCTAATGCAGAACCTAAAAGAATATTAGTAGTCATACCAAACGGACCAGCTAATAATCCAGCAGCTGCTCCTATTCCCATCTTAGGAAGAACAGATCTCATTTTATTTTGGAATTGCTCTTTATTTTCAAATAGTTTCCCTTCTCCAAATAGAGCATTTTGAACAGTTTCACTATTCTTAGCAAACCCAAATGCTGAACCTAAAACGATACCAGCTACTGGACCTCCTGGAACTAAAGGTAATGCAGTAATAATACCACCTACAGTAGCGCTTTTTGCCATTCCAGGAAGATATTTATGTATATTATTAGATAACTCTTTAGAGAATATTATTCCTCCCTGATACTCTCCATCCTTTTGCTCCCCAAAGAGGAAATTTTGAAAAGATTCAGACCTTTTAGCTAATCCTACAGCAGCCCCAATTCCGGCTCCTATTAATGGTCCACCGATGAACCCGGTCATCAAAGACAAACCAGCTCCAAGTGTAGCTCCAGTTGTTAAAGAAGGTAACGATTCTTTTGCTTGTTGAAACAGATTTTTTCCGCGTTTCTTGAGAGTTTCTACTTCTTTCTCATCACCAAATAAACCACTTTCTTTGATCTCTTTTTCAACTACATCATGTATAGAATTACCAAAACCTCGTAAAGCATCTGAAGCTGCATCAGAAAATTTCCATCTAGATTCATCTATATCTTTCTTATTACCTGAAATCTTTTGGTATTTCTTCAACAAACTATTCAGAATATTATTACGAATTTCTTCTTTCTTTTCATCAGTTTGTGCCTTTTTCCTTGCATCTATCTCCGCATTGTATTCTTCTTCAGTCATCTCGTGACCTTGAGCAGAAGATTCATTTACGGCCTTCTTTGCTTTTCTATTTCTATCAAATTGAACAATCTTTCCTTTGGCATACATCATTATATTATCTACACCATTAGATTTAAGCTTGTTCTTAACAGCACGTTCTTTTCTATATCTTTTAGCTATATTAAGCGGGTCCATATCCGGAGGTATAATCATTTCACCTTCAGAGATAACAGCAAGACCAGTCTTATCTACCATTCTCATTCCACTAGCAGCCTGAGTCAGGTCATCTGTATTTCCGCCTAATTTAGCATATTTTATTTTAATATCTCTTAATTGTTTACTCAGTTCAAGAGATTGTTTCTTTTTAGAACCGTCTAATCCTAAATCATCTCCAGCTTCAGCAAATGCATCTTTAATCCAACTACCTACATTCTTAAACTCTTTAGATAATCCCTGTTGAAAATCTGTAAATAATCCTTTTTCAGATATTTTTCCGTCATTCTTTTTACCAAAAAAGAATTGTTTCATTTTATCTACAGTTTCATCGAGATTAATACCAAACATAGAAAAGAATCTAGAAGCTGCATCGTGAATGTTTTGCTTATTAATCTTTGCCTTTAACGGAGTAATAATCGTGTCATCAATGAATGTAGAGAATTTATCAAATATTTGCTCAAGTCTATTAAATAATCTTCCAGAAAACGATTTCTTTCCGGTCTTATCTTCTTTAGGGCCATAAATGAAATCGTACATTCTTTCATCTGCTTTATCATATACAGATGCTATGAACTCTCCTGGTCGTTTAGCTAAGTTCTTTATATTTTCAACTACAACTGCGGCCTTAGCTGATAATCCTTGAGCTTCTCTCACTTGCGCTGAAAAACTTTTGCTTTTTGTATTTCTGCCGTATGCATCATATTTATCATCAATTCTTTCAGCAGCATAAGATTTGATTTCCTCTTTAGTAAGATCTGGAATGTTTTCGTATTCTGCATGATTCTTATCATAATCTTTATCTCCAGATCTAGATTTCACATTAGATAAAGCATCTAAGTCGAAGCTATCAAAAGACGGTATAGGTCCATTCCTCTTGTTATTAGAACCTCCCCTACCTCTAATTCCATATAGCCGAATATAAGATATTTCTTTATGAATAGCTTTTAATTCATTAATCACACCATTATTAATACCGGCTATAGGAGAGGATTTTTTATCAGCATCGCTCTTCTGCTCTACAGAACCATTCTGTAGAGCCGTAAATACAGAATCTCCTCGACTTTCTAGTTCTTTCATTTGTCGAGTAACACTATCTCGACCCTGCATTATATTATTTGCAAGCATCATCATTTCTGGAGTCCCGTCAAGCATTTGACGCAATATCTCCAAATTTACTTCAGATGCCATACCACCCTTAAGACCATAAGAAGAAGCAGATTTCTTTTGTCTTGTATTAAATACTCTCTGATTCTTGAACATGTAGTCTTTAAGAGCTTCCCAATCTCTTTCAAAGGCTTTACGTTCTTTATCAGATTTAAACCCATCTTTTTTCATCTTAGATTTTACTAAATCATCTACGTCGAACATAGCACTATCTCTAGAAAATTTAGTAACGTCCTTAAGCTGTTTTTGTAACTGGTCCATGGTAACAAACTTACCAGTTTCATAATCAAATCTATCTTGTTGATTACCGCTTAAAGCAGAATATATCTTTGATAAGTATGTAGGTATAACTTCTACTATTGCTTTTCGTGTTATACCATCAAAAGGAACTCGTCCCTTTTCATACTTAGACGGGTCAAGGGTAGTTTTCATGGAATTATTAACTCCAAAAATATCAGAAGCCAAATCCCAGAATCCGCCCTTTTCATTGGCAGTTTCTTTAAGTTTCAATAATGCTGAGCCAAACATTCCGCCCAAAGTTTTATTAAATGACTCCATAGAAGTTTTTACCACTTTAGGAAGAAGCTTAGGCATAATTTCTTGCATTATTAATGATACTGGTGAAGAAGCAAACGTCATGAGCATATCTTTATCACTCATCATATCAAGCATATCCGTTACTTCTCCCACCCTATCCTTGATATTTTTCTTGACGCTTTCAAAATACGTTTCTAAATCTACTATACCATCTGAATCTGTCATATCAGAATACGTTTTCTTCTTTGAAGAATATCCTTTTGAATCTTTAGAATCAGCATCGCTAATCTTTTTTATATTCTCAGATATTTCTTTTAAAAGAGTTATCTTTTCTTGGTCAGCCTTATTTACAGATTCATAAAATTTCTTAGAATTTTCATAATGAGCAGTAGTAGTTTCTGTAGAGAACTGAAGAAGTGCAGTTACATTCTTATTGATAGTGCCCATTCCGGTATGAAGACCGGCGTATATAGCATTCATCTGACGATATTGTGCTTTAGCGATTTCACCAGTACCTTGCATAATATATTCTGCTGATTTTGCTACAGCCGAAGCCACTGCAGTCGATGATTTCTCTCCCACTAAATCCATCATCTCATTAGATGACATTTCAGTTTGTTCTAAGCCATCATCCATACTGCCAAAATCAAAGTCCATACCGTCACCGTTATCACCAAGCATAGACATTGTTGCTTTCTCGTCATACTCGTTGATACGTTCTCTGTTATAGAATTGACCAGTACTTATATCTTGCTTAAGATTCCTTAAAAATGTTCTACCAAATTCAGTATATTGGCTTTCCATTATTTTTGCCGGCATTTCTTTAGATTTGCGCTTCAATGTCTTTACCGACAAATACATATCTTTCATGATATTGCTATTAGTATCATTAAATCCCTTGATAGTGGGATTCATCTCTTTAGCAACTTCAATAGACATATATTTTACTGATTTTCCTACATTTCTAATATAACTTAATGCATTGGCCATTTCATTATCCTCCCTTCTAAGGTAGATTAATGAAATGTTCGAGACAAAAAAGAATAGGGGTACGGTTTAAACCGTACCCCAAGGAGTATGAAAAAAGATAATTGTATTTCTGCGGCGTCTAACTTATTTAACCCATACAGGGCAGCTTCCATATACTTTAGCACTGAAATGTGCCGGTACGACCTTTTCTCCAGATTCGTATCTTCCGGTACCGTCCTCATTTACTCCGATCTTCTTAGGATAAGACTTAGTAGTCTGCTCGACGTCTTTACCGCACAATGCAAGATTGGAATTTTCTCTTCCTCCGAATGGAAGTTTTCTTCCGGTATGAAGATATGTATTTACAAACTCTTTGGATACATTTACCAAAGTAGTAGCTTCTCCCTTTGTTACTTCATGAGCATCAGCCAAAGCCTTAGCCTCATCTTTGGAAATCTTTACCGTAGCAGCAATAACTCCAGCCTGCATCTCTCTATAATCCATTGCCGGATTGTATGATCCTTTCTTGCCAGAAGCTCCGTATACTCCAACTTCATAATCTTTATCATTGAGCATCGTCTGCATAACCTTTACTTCATCCTTAGCCGATGATGATGTCTGTGACAACCCGTCTTTAATCTCCTTAATAACCTCATTTACATTATAATTTGCCATTTCGGTTCCTCCTTAGATATGATTATTTATTTTATTTAGTATAACTCTTATAAATGAGTTATAACTGTCATAATTTATTAAGAGATATAAATCATCCCTCTTACCAATTTTGGTTCTTTTCCCTTTTCAGCAATATAATTTGTTATGTCTTTATGGTTCATTACCAAAAGTAATTTTAGAAAATCTGACTTTTTCATTTTTATCACCAACCTTTCTAATTATGCCTATACTCATATGTTTAGGTGTTAATTATTATTAATTCAATTATATATAATATATATGAAGATAAATCTTAGATTCTGAATAATAATCTCTGTAAGAAAATGAATCTGTTACCTTAAATTTTAATCTTAGGTCATGTATGAATCTAGTCTTATATATTCTAATCTTATCTTTTAAATGAATCTTAACCATAATATCTTAATCTCGTTCCTAGGATGAATCTGCAGTGATAAATTATAATCTAATGGACTAAATGAATCTACTGTTGCAAATATTAATCTTAAATGAGGAATGATTCTAACTTCTAATATTTTAATCTTGCCTGAATAATGAATCTATAGTTTGGTATTTTAATCTGATGGTATACATGAATCTTTATCCACGTATTATAATCTGACCCAAAAAATGAAAACATTCATGATTTAGTCTTATAAGTTAAATGAATCTGATTGCTCAAATCTTAATCTCGTGCGTATAATGAATCTTTTCTACTAAATTTTAATCTTATTGGAATAATGAATCTCTAAATCTATATTATAATCTAATTAAGAGGATGAATCTACTTCCAGATATTATAATCTAAATAGCTGAATGAATCTCAACTATCGTATCTAAATCGCATATCACAAATGATAAAATGTAGGGGCAACTCCCAGCCCCTACATTACTCCCCTTTATTTTTTCTTTGAATAATCCAAAAGCTCAACTTTATAGTAAGTAAAACAATGAAAGGAGGAACTATTATGTTCTTCGTAGATGAACTTACCAACCTAAAGCTCTATAAAAAAGAGTTTTCATACCCTCTTGTAGATAGTCATAAGAAAAGTGGATCATTAGCATTTATTTTTTCTCCAAATTATGAATCTGCAAATAGGATTATGAATCATAGACTATTTAAAAATAGATATTTCTATTCTTATTATCTTGAAAGGGGAGTTACTTATTATATCCAAAATGAATATGGTCTTCCTAAATTACATAACGACGGAAGTATTGTTATTGATGAAGCATACAATAATATACTCCTTAAAGACGGAAAGGTAATATATTCTGGTTTTCAAGATGATATAGACGAAGTGTCAAAAATTCTTAATGGAAAATCTATAAAGAATTTTGCTAATGAATATGGTATAAAAGTAAAGTATCCAATCCGTATAAATATATATAAGAAGACCACGCCTCCACCGTCAAAAAGAGGAGAAATTAATGTGTCATCAAGATTTGATTATGGTGGAAAGATATACAAAAATTATAATTCTTATTTAATATATGAGATGATTGATGCATTACTTTCTAGAGAAATACCGTGGCCTCCATTAGTTAGAGCTGTTGCTTTATATGAAAGTGGATTATATGAACTACACAAATCAAGTTGGCCATTTGATCCTAGATTAAAAACCATGTGTAAAAAAGTAGAAAGGTATATAAATAATCATGGAAAGTCTTCATTTATAAGAGATGCAATTCATGCCGATTCTAAAGGAAGAATTGGATTTGTATTTAGAGAAGACGCTTCTGATGAAATGTGGCAAGAGCCTATTCATGAGCTATACGTAGAACCTAAATACAGAACGGATTCTGATATAAGTGGAATATTGGGAAAAAATAACTCTATTAAGATTGATGAAGCCCATGTGTTGGTATTCAACGAGGATGCTGCATTTAATAGTAACTTAAAGAAGATATTATATGCAGACAGAATCAAGACCAATAACGATTTGGGAAAGATATATGACAGAGTTAAAAAGGATAATTCTTTTATAAAGTATGCATATTATGATTTAAATCGGTATAAAGGACTTAATCTATTCTATGATGCATCATATTATATGGATACATTTATGAGAGTAAGCACCTACAAAGGAAGGAAAGCATCAAATATTTTATTTGAACTTATTAAAAGAATTGTCAATAATGATAGAATTCCATCAGAATATGAAAAGAAAACAATAGTAATTCCGGTTATAGATTGGGATAATAATCCAGATATCAGAATATATGATTTCATCAAAACAGTAAATCCTTTTACTGCATTATATAATTATCTGTATAATGTGAGTATTGATGGTCTTAAAGACATTTTTGGGGATATCGATTTTCTATTTCTTGGAGAGAACTCATATTTTAAAATTAATTTCTCTCAAATGACTTTTACCAAGACCCATTTAATGAAAATGATGAAAAATGTTGAAAGGTTGAGATCTAAAACGTATGTTTCGGATGAAGATAATGACGAACCTCAATCTTCAACTAAAGCCATTACCGTAGATATTGTCGATAAAGTAGAAAAATCACAAGGAGTGAAGATAGATGACATATCCACAAAAGACACAACTAAAGATGACAAAGATAAAATTGTAGATAAAGTTAGCAAAGTTGCTAAGACCTCTTCTTCGGTAGACGATGCGTTAGAGGTCATGGATTCTGATGAAGAAGTTAAAAAACTAATAATGAATATATCTAATGATGCCGACGTAGGACCACAAATAAGTGCAGCAAGAGCATCTAGAAATATTCAATTAAATAAAGAATTAATGGATAAGGAGATTAAAGGAAGAAAGATACAGGATATATTAGATGATAGAAAGAATGAAGAATTAGAAGAAATTTCTGTCAACGTAGATTCTGTTAATGATGAATGGAAACATTTGACTTATCAATCATCAATGGATAAGTATGATACTACTAATGATATCATAGAAGTTTTCAGATCTTTTGCAGAAACTTCCCATCCATTAGTAATAAGAACCATTAATGTCGAAAATACATCTACATCAGAGGACAAAAAGGAAACCTATACTGTAGAATACGAAAATGAAAACGGAAAGAGATTTACAGTAAAAGTAGATGTACCAGTAATGATAGATAATAAATACATGAAACTCAGAGGAAATATCAAAAACATAAACGGTCAGATTATAAGTATACCGATTTGCAAAACGGATGAGGATACCGTACAGGTTACATCATATGCATTTGGCCGTAAGATATTTATAGAGCGTTTTGGTTCTACTAGCAAATCTAATATATCCAGTTGTAAACTTTCTAAAACCCTTAGTAAAGGAGAGTTTAAAAATATTACTGTAACGGAAGGAGATTGTACCAAAGTATGCTCTAAATATGAAGTTCCTTTTGATTATATTGATTTGGGGAGTATGTATAATAAGATTATAACACCAACTCATACATTCTTCTTTAATCAAGATGAAATAAGAAATAAATATAAGATAGATGATAGTTTAGGATTACCATATGGTGTTGAAAATAAAACTAAGAAAATCTTATATTATAACGGAAATAATGATGATATCATGCTCTCAACAAAATTAGCTATGCTCTTATCCTCATCAGATGAAGATTTTGCGTCTGCGTATAATTCAGCGTCTCCAGCTGTACGCTATACGTACTCTAGAGCAAAGATATTAAATGCACAATTACCTCTTATAGTAGTTTGTGCTTATAGTGAAGGATTACAAAGAGTATTAAAGAAAGCTAATATAGAATACGAAATAATTCCTAAAGATGCTGGTAGACCAAAATATGATAATGAAGTATATGATATCATTAAATTCAATGATGGATGGATAAAATATAAATTATCTTATGCTTCATCTTTGTTTATGAATGGGTTAAAAGCTTGTCCAACAGAAGCTCATTCATTAATGGATATAGATAGTAAACCAATGTATTTAGATTTTTTTGATACATTTGGTGGAAGAATCATGGCCGATGGTATTGACAACTTCTATGATCTTATGATAGACCCAATCACAAAAGATGCTCTTATCGAGTATAAATTACCTACGGATTATGTAGAAGTATTGGTGTATGCAAATTCATTACTTGCAGATAATAAATATATAAGTCATGCTTCAGTTACGTATGGTAGAAGAGTAAGAAGAAATGAACTCATTCCTTGTTATTTATATTCTGCTCTATCTAGATCTTATGAGGATTATACTAGGTCAATGAAACATGGTAGACAAAAGCCAATGTCTATTAAACAAAGTGCTCCTATTGATGCCATACTTGTAGATAATACGGTGAGTGATTTATCTATATTAACACCATCAAATGAGTATGAGGCAATTAATACTATATCACCAAAAGGATTATCTGGATTAAATACAGATAGAGCATATACTCTTGATAAACGTGTATTTGATGATTCTATGATTAATGTATTTTCTATGTCTACAGGATTTGCTTCCAATATAGGTATTAATCGTCAGGCTACAATAGATATGAATATAACTGGTAAGAGAGGTTATATTAAAGCAGAAAAAGAACCTATTAAAGAATTAAGTCCTACTAAGTCATTTTGTATGACTGAAGCTTTGACACCATTTGGTTCTACAAGAGATGATCCGTTTAGAACAGCGATGACATTTATTCAAACTTCTAAACATTTAATGCGTACTTATAATAATACTCCATCTCTAATTACCTCTGGTGCAGATGAGGCATTACCATATCTAATATCCAATATATTTGCATTCAAGGCAAAAGAAAATGGAGAAGTATTAGAATTAGTACCTAATGATTATATGATTATTAGTTATAATGATGGAACTAGTGATTATGTAGATTTATCAGAAAGAGTTGAAAAGAATTCAAGTAGTGGGTTTTATGTAACACTCAAACTCGACACTGATCTCAAACAAGGCTCTAAAATTAAAAAGGGACAGATTTTGGCATATGATAAGTCATCTTTTAGCGATGAAGTTGGCCCTGGGAAAGATATAGCATTTAAGCCTGGAACTCTTAAGAAATGTGCTATTATAAACACATCAGAAGGATACGAAGATAGTGTTATTATATCGAAAGACCTATCATCAGATTTTTCTAATTCAGTAGTATTAAAAGTAGATAAATCTTTTTCTAAAGATACTAATGTATATGATGTAATTAAAGTGGGTGATGAAATAGATGAAGGGGATAGTTTAATGATTATCCAGCAACCATTTGATGATGCTGATACCAATACTTTATTGAGAAATTTGACGGGTGTTGATGAGGACGAAGTATCTGATCTTGGTAGAGTAAAAATTAAATCTAAAGTTACAGGGACTGTACAAGATATAATAATGTATCGCACTGTAGAATTAGATGAATTGTCTCCTACATTGCAAAAATTATTCAAAACTTATGAAAAGAATATCATAACTAAAAAGAAAAAATTAGAATCTTTTGGATTGCCTACTCATGATTTACCTGCTACTTATAAACTTCCAGCTACAGGTAAATTAAAAGACTGTGAAAATGGAGTAAAAATAGAATTTTATCTTAAATATGAAGATAAAATGTATGTTGGAGATAAACTGATATTTTTCAGTGCTCTTAAAGGAACAGTACAGAGTGTATTTCCAGAAGGAAAAGAACCAACAAGTTCATTTAGACCAGATGAAAAGATTCATTCATTACTTACCACTGGTAGCGTTAATGGACGTATGGTTTCAAGTGTATTTATAAATGGTGGTATCAATAAGTTTATCATAGAATTGTTTAGAAAATGTAAAGATATTGCCGGGATTAAATACGACGTGAATGATATTTAAAAAGATAATACGGATAGGGGAAGTCCCCTATCCGTAAATTTTTATTTTATTATTCATTAATTTAGATTTGTGACTTATTACCATCTGTTCCAAGAGGAATTAGATTTGAGTGTTTCATTAATAAGTAACATCTTGTTTTCTCGGGTAAATGTGGTAATATTCACTTTAACATTGGTTATTTTATTTTCCTTATCATATTTGAAATTCCATCCTATGGTAAAGAAAGAATTGGTTTTAAGTGTTACTCTTGTTGCTGAAATTGTAACAGAAGTATGAAGATTCTTTCTTTCTACAATGTCTGGGAAAATATCAGCAAAATACGTATATACATCTCTGGCTGCAGCATATGTAGTATCTGCTTCGCGATATTCTTCGTTATCAATATTACTATCTGTTGCCAGTATTCTTTTAATCTCCGGATCTAATTCTCTTAATTCATTAATAGCTTCTATAAAAGAATCAAAATCCTTTGTATAGTTTGTAATAATGATTGGAGATGGCTGTTGTTTTTGTGCTTTTTGGTTTGTGTTTTTCTGTTTCATGAGATATACACTCCTTATTAATTTTATTTTAGTCCTCTATAATTTCGTCAATGTCCTTATAGGGGTCTATAATTGTATGTATATTAGAAATTATTGTATTATACTTCTCAGGTATATCTAAATTCATAAGATCCAGATTTATATTTTTTATTGGAACTATAATTATTTTTCTATCATTATAAGTTATACAATGATATGGTTGTAATTGAGTTGGTAAGTCTTTAAATGATAATCCTATTAGTGGATTTTTGAAGTTATCATTTTCAATAAACAATATGTCTATATCTTTATTTGGATGATCTAATCCATAGATATATTCATTTTCAAATCTTTCTTCTACTGATATTGTAGATAATTCAGATATATAATCCTTTGGAAACAAATAATTTCTAATATATTTTGCAATTATATTATGTCGTAATGATAAGCATAAATCTTTGAAGAGTGCTATATTACCACGTAATTTTATTGTGATATATTTATTATCTGTTGACCATACTAATTCCATAATAGGATAATTTATCATATGAGATCGTATCATAGTTTCTGTAGTTAATTCAGATAGTTTTAAAAAATCTATTAAGCTTTCTGATTCTGTATTTATTGTAATTTCAAATGAGATTAATGATAATAGTTGATGATATTTGGTATCTTTACATATTTTTTGATAATTATTAGAGTATATAACTTTGAATACATCAGCCATTTCGATATTTCCATAATTCTTATTTTCCCATTCAATATTTTCTGGTTCTATAAGTTTATTATATAATCTGATAAATATTTTTTTTAATAATTTTTTCATTATTTATCTCCTTAAAAAATCAGTTTGACACACGGTATACCTTGTCCCTGGTAACCTTTAACTATTCTCCTCCATTTACTTACTACCAATTTATTATTTTCGGTCCTCGGTTTTATCCTCGTCCCTATTTATTATAACTTATACTGATGGAGGATATCTATCTCCCCCCTCCCCACATTCTGTGGGGCCCCTCCCCCCTCTTAGTTTTTTGTTACTAATTTTTTATTTTTTAAAATTAGTAAAATCTGAAGTCGAATCTGAACTTCCAAGCGGTTTAGGAATTTTACAATTTGAATCAATTTGTTTTGATAATGGAGGAAGAGCCATATCCTTTTCTATTTTTAATTTAGCAATGGAATCCAATGCCCTATCTTTTAATTTTTCTTCTTCTTTTGCCGCTTCTTTTTCTGGATCATAATTATCAAAATATATTTTCACTTTACCACCATTAGAAAAACAATCTAACCAGTATTTAAAATCTTCAATTCTTGAGAATTGCAAATCCATAATAGCTTTATATGCGAATATAGGTTCTCGATTATCTTTTTCATAAGCTTTAAATGTGTATGCATAAAACTTTGGTGAAGGGTAATCATCTAAATGAGTAAAATCTCTAATAACTCTAATATGGTCTACCCATCCTTTTAATATCATATATGATAACTTACCTTCGCATATGATCGCACTATGGTCTGTTAATCTTCTTTCATCCGCGCCTCTTGACGCTTCAATTAGCATTTCTCCTAGTTTTAATGCTGCTTTAGAAGATAGAATAAATGTACTATCATACTCTGGATTATTATTAAACCCTGTGGTAAAAGAGACAAATCCCGGTTTAAGATCTGTTTCTACATTGAAATTGAATATGATAGGTGTTTTTGACGCATCAAAGAATTTTACATCTAAAGATTCTGAATACCTTTCTCCAATGGGTTTACAATCTGTGATTTGTGTTTTGTTTTTCTTCATTTTTAAAATCTCCTTTTTATAATTATTTAATTCATTGTAGAAACAATCAAATTAAATCTAATAAAGGAGAATAAGTTATGGTAGTTAGTTTAGAAAGAGCTCCGTCGGTTATAACCATGGAAGATATACCAGAATATGATAAAGAGGACTATGATTTGTTTAATCCAAAAGAATTTAGGAAATATCTTGGAGATGTAAAAAAAGATGTTAGAAATTCTCTTGAGTATAGAAGACTAGTACAGTATTTAAAACAAAATATGGATATGAACGAATGTAGTTTTTTTAAAAATATTAATGCTACAGAATTAAGTAAGATAAAAATAGAATTACACCATTCTCCATTTACACTTGAAGATATAGTGCTTACTGTATATAATAAAAGATCATTTTATGGAGAATCACTAGATGTAGAAGATGTTGCTGAAGAAGTAGTATATATTCATTATTTTATAATGGTAGGTTTAATACCGTTATCTACTACCGTACATGAATTAGTTCATAGTCAAAACATTTTTATTCCTTGTCAAGATGTGTTTGGTGATTATAAAGAGTTTATGGATATTTATAAGAGTTGGATGGACCCAGAATTGATAGAAAAAATAGAGGCTATAGAAGACAAATCTAAGACATTTGATAATGAACTGAATATGAATCTATTGCAGCAAACTATGATTCCCATAAATATGATAGACAATGAAAATAGATATATGATTCCTGCATTGGAGGATATGAATAATATTATGAGCGATAAACTCAAAGAAATTAGAAATAGTAATTCTCATGCTTTAACTGACAATACTTATGATAATAATATCAATTTTGTTAGAGGAATGGTATATGAAGAAGAGCCGAAACCTAACCTTATTAGAGGAATGGTGTATGGCACAGCTTGAAACATATAGTTAATTTTAAGAATTAGGAGGAATTTAAAATCATGAAAGAAACTGTTCGTGCTATGCTTGAATCAGAATTTGGTATGCCTATATCTATGGAAGATGCAAACATTGAAGTGTTTTCAAAGATGAAACCTGTATCAGAGTCTGTAAGACATCTTACTGGGTTTACGCCGGAGAAGGTTGTTGTAAACGGGGACGGATATAAATATTATGTAGAATTCTCTGGGAACATAGAAAGACTGATGAAAGATCAGCAGCTTACATTTAACGAGGCTATGTCTGAAATTGCTATGTGCAATAAGATTCAGCTTGAAAATGTATGCGTGGTCGTTGATGAATCGTGTATTAATAAATTAGATCTGAATGCTTTAATGCATTGTGATGACATTACCGTTTGTAAGAAATAATAATATACCTAACCTTATGGTAAATGCATAAGAAATAATCCTCTCATGATTATGCATTGATCTTATCTTTCATTTTATTGTATTTTATAAAAGCCTTTCCGGTGCGTCTTCCCGCGCACCGGAAATCTTTTTTGTTTTTTGATTTTAAAATAATTATATATTATATAAATGAAAAAATAATCGTGTAAAATGGAGGATAAAAAATATGGATGTACAAAAAAATGTGGTTTTTGTTTTTGAAGACCATAAAACAGCTATAAAATTTTCTGATCTTTTAAGAAAATTAGTTGATGCCTGGTTTATAGTGGACTCGTTTAACCGTGGTAAAGTTCACGTAATTAGACCTACGGACGACCAAATTGATATCATAAAAGCATATCTTGATGATCGTAAAATCGAATATGAAATAGAATAGGAAGTGGAAAAGTGATTAGATATCATGAAATTTTTAATTCTGACACTTTAAATATCTTCACTGATGCTTCTACAAAAAATATTAGGGGAGAAACTATAGGTCTTCCGGGATTTGTAGCAGTGGTTGGAGATAAAATAGTTAATCAGAAGATTATAGCATTGAGAGACAGCACAAATAACCAGGCTGAAATCTATGCTATTAAAATGGCAGTAGAGTTTGCTTTACAATACAGAAGTAATGTGAAAGTGATAAATATATTCTCTGATTCTATGATCAGTGTTTACTCATTAAGGGAATGGATATTCAAATGGGTAAATAATATTAAAGATTATAACTTTATAAATTCTTCTAATAAAGAAGTTACTCATCAATCTATCATAATGAGTATTGTACTTACTATATTGGAGAACAATCTAGAAGTTAGTCTTTATCATAATAGAGGGCATTTCAATCCGAATAATAAAGCGGAGGTAAAGGAATTTATAGATAAATTTAAAGAGATTAATATGCTCAGAGATGAGATTTCTACTAGTATTGCTATTCATATAATGAAATATAATGATATGATAGATAATAATACTAGGAATTTTATAAGGAATTTATCTATAAAAGATATAGAGAAGCTCTCTGTTCTAGAATATGGAGCAAATACATTTGATATTAACAGATATAGATATCTGTTAAATATATAAAGAAGGAGTGATGATATATATGGATGAAAAAGGAGAGGATTTCATGTTTCCAAAGGGCCCACCACAATTAAAAGATTTAGAAATTTTAAATGCTGTCGTGACACAAAGAGAAGTATTGGATTATTTTGAACAAGCAATTACTTGTGGCATAGACTTAATGGAATTGAGAGTTAATATGTATATATATAATAGATATGCATTTGACTTAGGCACGATAATTCCATATACTCAAATATTAAGCGGATTAGTATTTCTGTTTAGAGAAGAATTCGATGAGTGTGTACACAAGGTATCAATGTATTATACCCATAGTGAACTTATTCAAAATGAAATTATGGGCAGAAATATATTCCTAAATGTATTTAATGATATTAATGATACCCTAAATAATGCAATTTCCAGTGAAACTACATTTGATTACTTTATATATGATGAAGATGGAATGGTCCAATTGGCTGCTGGACTGTACAATGCATTTACAACTTCATTTAGTAGGAATATAAATAGTATCACTAATAATGATTTACTTAAGATTAATATCATTAAAAATATGAGCCCGTCAAATATGATTGGATATTATGAGTCCATATATGAAATTTTTGAATCAATGAGATTACCTTTTTATTGATTCTAAAACTTTTTAATAATTAATACAAGATAAGGAGAATGAAAGATGAGATTTGAAGATTTTAGAAACCGTTTAATCGAGCATTTTAATGATATGACAAATTGTGGTCATTTATTTGTGGTTGATGCCCCCTGTGACGAATTGTATGATTTATATCTTAACAGTTTTCCGGATGGGGATAATGAAATTTATAGAACAAATCGTGTTCATGACTGTTCACATTGTAGGCATTTTATTAAACAATTTGGAAATGTCGTTGCTATCAAAGATTACAAAATCATTACATTATGGGATTTTGATGCAGGAAGTTGGCAGCCCGTTGTAGATGCATTATCTGATTTTGTTAAAAGATATAAAATCGTTGATGTATTCTTTAGCAAGCTTAAACGAATAGGAGTCAAGGAGAATTTCGGAATGGTAGGAGATGAACCCATCAAGTATAACCATTTTTATGTCGACCTTCCAGACAAATTCATTCTGCAATCTAAGGTTACTGTAGAAACTGTAAAAGCAAAATATAGAGATAGCAAAAATGTATTTAAGAGATCTCTTGAGGAGATCACATCAGACTCAGTGGATACCGTGTTAGAGCTTATAGATTCTAATACACTTTATAGAGGTGCAGAGAATAGGTATATTCTTATGACATTTAAACGGCTTAAGGAGAAATTTGCATCCCTTTCTCAGTTGGAAAATGAGAAAGACATATTTACATGGTATCATTCTGTGAGATCAGGGGACGTTTTATCAAGAATACGCAACCATAGTATCGGAACTCTACTTACTGATATAAGCGAAGGGGTGGATTTAGATACGGCAGTAAGAAAGTATGAATCTATTATGGCTCCCGCTAATTATAAACGGCCGAAGGCTATATTCAGTAAGAAAATGCTTGAAGATGCCAGGAACACAGTTACCGAGCTCGGATATATAGATTCCTTACCACGACGGTATGCCAACATTGATGATATCACCATAAACAACGTATTGTTTGCGAATAGAAATGCAACTAATATTACTACAGTTGCAAACGATGTATTTGGAGAATTAGAATCTGAAGTTTCTATTGATCCTAAACAGTTTTCTCGTGTAGAGGAGATCGCGGTACAAGATTTTATAGAAAAAGTCATTCCATCTTCAAAGGAAATCGAAGTTTTTATGGAAAATAGGCATGTCAGGAATTTGGTTTCTATGATTGCCCCAGTAAATAGAGATGCAAAATCTTTATTTAAATGGAATAATCCTTTAAGTTGGGCATATAACGGTAACGTTACATCCAGTATAAGGCAAAACGTGAAAGACGCAGGAGGAGAAGTAAATGGAGCACTTAGATTCTCTATCCAGTGGAATGATAGCACAAAAGATAATAGCGACCTTGATGCTCATGCTTTAGAGCCAGGAGGAGCAGAAATTTACTTTGGTTCTTTTTGTGGTAAGAATAGAAGATTATCTCCTAATGGAGGGACTCTTGACATTGACATAACCGACCCATTTATTCAGCGCCCCGGAGAACCATCTGTAGAGAATATTATATATAGAAATAAATCGCATATGACGCCGGGTAAGTATGTATTTTTTGTTAATCAATTTGCGGCTAGAAATTCTGAAGGATTTAGAGCAGAGATTGAGTTTGATAATAATATTTATGAATTTGAATATAATTATCCAATCCCTACTAGACAGAATATTTTAGTAGCAGAAGTTGTGTTGGATAAAAGTGGAGAGTTCATGATAACAGAGCATCTTAAATCTAGGCCGCTGTCGAAAGAAGTATGGGGTATCCGCACTAATAAATTTGTTCCGGTAAACTGTATCAGCTATAGTCCAAATTATTTTGATGATCAGAATGGTATAGGACATCAGCATTTGTTCTTCTTCTTGAATGGATGTGTCAACGAAGGAAATCCTAATGGATTTTATAATGAATTCTTAAAATCAGAGTTGGTTAATGGTTACAAAAGAGTATTTGAAGCATTGGGCTCTAAGTGCAAAGTAGCGAATACAGAAAATCAACTCTCTGGGATTGGATTTAGTATGACGGAGCGTGCAGAACTTATCGTTAAGGTTAAAGGCAAAGATGAAAAGATAATGAAAGTAAAATTTTAAATTAAGGAGGAATATTAAAATGACATCAGAAATTAATGTATTTGAGTACGCAACAAGAAACAAAATGAGATTTCTGTTTAGGGGGCTTATATCAGTTGAAGATTTGTGGGATCTTCCTGTAACTGATTTGGACGAGATGTTTAAAGAGATCAATGCAAAAAAGAGGGCTAAAACATCGGAAGAAAGCCTGTTAGGAGATAAATCTAAAGAAGACGAGTCTCTTGATATTCAGATTGCTATTATAAAGCATATTGTTGCCGTAAAATTAAAAGAAAAGGAAAATAAGGAAAAAGAAGCAGAAAATCGAGCAAAACGGCAGAAGATCATGGCCATTATGGCTGAGCGTAACAATAAGTCATTGGAACAGGCTTCTGACGAAGAGCTGCAGAGAATGCTTGACGAACTGAAATAGTTCGTGCGGTCTAGAAATTGAAATTGAATATCTATAGCAATAAGCCTAACACGGCTTATTGCTATATTTTTTGTCTTTGAAAAAATAACCTAGTGATATATTATACTAATGAAAGGAGAATATTATGCTGGGTTATGTAGGAAACAATGGAGGCGGTTTGAATTATTCGTCTCCAACAGTGCAAAACTTTATGAACCCTCCAGTTAATCCTTATTATATTCCTCCACAAAATATAGGTAATATAGGAGGTTTAGGATATAATTCTAATCTTGGATTTGGCGGATATTATTCCGGAAATTATCAATATTATGACCCATCAGAAATAAGAAGAATGGAGGAAGAGCGTCAAAAAGCCGAGAAGGAGGCGATAGATAATTATATAAAAACCAATGTTCAGATGAACAAGGTTTATTGCAAATATAATGGTTTAGACCAAGTTACAGATGAATATTTGGAAAAATATTACAATCCAAATACTTATGCGCACATAATACAAGAGTTTAATGATTATAGTGAGATGGGGAGATTAGCAACAATATCTATGAATTATGTCCCTACTCGTAATATTTATGTGCAAAGCAAGATGGAAGAAGTGTTTAATAAGAACACTGCAAAGCATCCGGTAGATGAGTCATTCCAGCATTTTATGGATACTGCCGGAGAAGAAGTTATGGAAATTATGCAAAATGAAGTCGTTAGAGAAATGCGGAAGAATATAAGAAACCGATATGATAGCGAAAGCTTTAACCAGCTAACTAATCTGCATAGAAGTTCTTTTGCAAGTCTAAGAGAAAATGTATCAGTGGATGATATGACTGTACAACTGCCACCTCATTTGAGGAATTCTTATCAAGAAAGGAAAGCGGCATTTTTAGCTCATTTAATGGCTGACCCGCGAAATTCTGGATAATGAATAGGTCAGATGCATTGCAGTTACTTTACCCAAAAGCTAAAACTGCTAGTGAGTTTAATTTTGACAATTTATTTCATCCACCAATTTTGTGTTATTTGTCTTTGCAAGATATAGCACATCTTAACAATATAGCGACTTCAATTAAATTATCTACAAAACCTAATGAGAAATATCGTCTTATTAATAATATAATGATGAATAGAGGTTTTGTAAAAATGGCATCTGGGACAAATCGTGTAGTATATAGATTTGCGGATGACTATAGTTTTGTATTAAAAATAGCTATAGATAAAGTCGGATGCAGAGACAATCCTATGGAAATGGTTAATCAGCATTTATTAAAACCTTTTGTAACAAAGTGTTTTGATGTTACTCCATGCGGTACTGTAGGAATGTTTGAGAGGGTAGTTCCGATTACGTATAGAGAGGAATTTTTATCTATAGCTGATGACGTATTTAATCTTATTAATAATCTTATAGGCAAATATGTCATAGATGATATAGGAGAGAAATACTATCAGAATTATGGTATACGAAACTGCTTTGGCCCAGTGCTATTAGATTATCCGTACGTGTATGAGCTAGATGGAGCTAAATTAAGATGCAATACTGTTGACCCTATAACAAATCTTGCATGTTTAGGTGAAATAGATTATGACATTGGATATAATGATTTAGTATGTAAGAAATGTGGAAAGCGATACATCGCTACGGACTTAAAAACGGTTAAAAATGAAGATGCAAAAATAATCGTAGAAGGGAAGGACGATAAAATGAAAATTTCTTTAATGAGAGGTAATGAAGTAGTAAGCAGGTTAGGAAACACTCGTAGAGCAGTAGATACTATCAAGAATGGTATTAAGAGCGGAAGGCTCAACAACATCACTCTAGTTACGGAGAACTGTCTTGATAAAGATAATACAAATCTTCCTGTTATTAAAACTGGCGATAGAAATCTTGCGGGATTTCATCAAAATTTTGTTAAGGTAGAAAAGGATTCAGAGCAACCTCCAGTGAGAGCAAACCTTGGCGATGTCATTGCACAGTATACACAGGCTAAACTCCCAATTCCAGAGAGTATTAAGGAGCAGATTAGAGGAACTGAACTGGAAGCTTTGCTGCATGAAAAAGTTCAAAAAGATGAGCAGGAAACTCCTAAGGAAGAAACTGTTGAGACCAGTGTTTCGTTAACTCCATCATTTGAAGAAAATGAGAAGTTAGAAGATCCAGAAGAGGTAGACGATTCTGCTCAGTTAGAGGCCGCAGTAGATTTAAGTAATGGATTAATCATTGAGTGCACAAATGGTACGGTAATTGCTACGTTGATTCCTTCGCAGTTGGAAAGATTTAGAAAGGCTACCTCTACAGCGAAACCAGATTCTAATTCTAAAAAGAATAACCATGAAGTTAAAAATGAAAAAAATGACAACAGCGAAGATAAAGGCAGCGTATCTAAGGATGAAAATGCTGTAGAAACGACTGAGACTGAAAGTTTGAGCCACTCTTCCAGAAAAGAATTGCCTATGGATGATTCTGATAGTGAACTTCATGATCAGGAGGAAGAAGAAATAGAAAGAGTAGAAGCTGAAGAGATTCTTCCTGCTGAAGAAGAAAGAGATTTAAATCTTCATGAAAGGACTGTGTATGATGATTCTATAGATCCGATAGAATCTACAGCTATTGAAGTTGATGTTTCAGAAAAACCCACTGGAAAAAATATCCCTCAGAGTAGCATTGAAGAAAGCGCTAAAGGAGAGAGAGACGTTAGCCGGATGAGTAGCAGCTTTAATGTGGAAACCGTAGTGGGTAAAAAGATTAGAGAGGCATATTATTCTGCTCCAGTGGAAGGGGGCGGAAGCATCACTTCTAAATTGATTATTCATGGAAGAGATGAAAGCCAGATAACAGAAGAAGAAAAGATGCAAATAGTAGAAAATTATTAGGAGGAACAGAAATGATTAAAAACATGATTATGGGCACTAAAGATCCCAATGTTGTAAATGATGCATTACTACAGGGGTTTAAGGTTATCTTCGTCGGGGACTCGTCTGCAGTCCCTAAAGAAATTTTAGATAAGTTTGTAGTGGCGTCATCATTTGTACCAGATTATAATGCATTAGCAATGCATGTCGATGGGAATGAAAGAGGATTTGTACAAGCCTATTTTGCGTCGTTGGCATCTAAAGCGGCTACAGAAATGTTTTCGGCTATTATTGCATGTCTGCATAATGGTTATGGAATAGTGATATATATGCCGGAAGCAGAGGATGGGTTGGACTACATTGGTTATTTGTTTAAATTCTTAGAGTACAATTATGGAATTCAAACCGCAACCAAAAGTACGGCATTCATGTACAATCCTAAGTTTAATGATAGAAATATCACGTTGTTATATTTGAATAACTTGGTGGATTATACTGAGTTTCTTAGATATATTTGCAACTTAGATGATACTACTATCGAGAAACTTAAATCTGAAGTTCCGGGTATTCCGCAGGATATTATGAACAATACGCCAGAGTTGGTTAAATTCTTTAGCGCATTGAAAGACCAGTTAACGATGACAAGGGGAATGATTTACGAAGGAGTGTAAAGACATGTTAATTATAGGTAGTTACGAAGCAATACCGGTCACCGAGATTCAGGAACAACACGGCGTTATATTAAACTTATCATCGTTGATTGAAGGGTTTGAGAAGGTGCATCTTGCACCTTCTGTGCAGCCCGAATTAAATGATGAGAAAAATTTTGATATCGCATATGCTGAATATATTTTTTCTAATGATGATCCATTTATGGAGATAATGAAGATAATGTATCCTTTATACGAAGGTAATGATGTGTATCTTCTAGTATCTCGCGGGGAAGATACTTATGATATTGTAACCGAATCTTTATGTAAGCTAATACAGCAAAGGTATGGATATAATTATCAGATTATAAATTATATGTGTGATTTAAACAGATATGACGAGTCAGGGTTTTCAGCAGCAGGGATACAGATATTCGATCAAGACAAGGAAAGATATATAAAGATTATGCAGGAAAGGGGATTAATTCACATTGATCCAGAAGGTTAATTATTTAGCCGATATTAAATATTCTTTTGGAAGATATATAAGAGAATACGATATCCGAAAGGCTAATATAAGTATATTGTTTGAGCTCGGAATTTTGTCTAAGGAAAAATACGAGGAGTTATTCAACGCAGACCGTATGTATAGACAAGTGTATATAGGTAAACTTATAAGGAGTAACTCTTCTATTGGTGAGGCATTAAAAAATGGAATCGCAGATAGCAAGAATAAGTTTTTTGAAGCAAATGGCATATTGGATAGCGACATTTTATCTATTAAAAATGATGCAGTATTTATAATGGATAAAATAGCAAAAGCAACTTCTTTTGGAAATATAAATTTTGTTCTGAAGAATACTTATGATACCTTTATGCAGTTAGACAAAATTCAAGTGTATTATGGTTCAAATCTTGATCGAGAAGTTATAGACGTAAAAGGAATAAAAGATGAAGATCTAGAAATCTATCACATGCCATTCCTTTCAATAATAATAGAATTTATAAGGACGATGAATACCTTTGGTCCAGAAGAAGCATTGGATTTTATAAATTCTATTATGGATGCCTATATCAGAAAGGAACTTAGTATCGATTGTTATAGATGTTTTAGGTCTAACTCTGGGTATTCTATGCCTACAAAAACAATGGGGTATGCCATACTGACAACACCAAATGATTATAATGTAGATTTTAATTATAATTTTGCATTATTGCGTCAGATGTATGGATATGCAGTTGAATGTTTAAGAAAAAAGATAGAGGGATAACCTTAGAGGTTATCCCTTTTATTTTTTTGCTCTTCAGTATTAATATTTGAATTAAATTCTATACTAAAGTCTATAATTGCTATATTAATTTTATTTGTTATGATCTCGTCAAAGTTCTCTTTATTATACATAAATTCTAACTGTTCTTTATACGTAGGAGATATTCTATATAAAACTTTTCTCACTACATAACTAAACATATCTTTTTGAACCTTTGGAGTCACATATGCGTACTTATCAGTTTCAAGTTTAAATATTTGATATTCTTGTATCGCCTCTATTATGAGATCATTTAAAACCCCAAAATCTTTTTCCGAAGTAATATGCTTATATAGCAATTTTCGTTCTTTAAGTTTTAATTCAGAATACTTGTATTTTATATATTTATTAACTAACCATAGTATTGCTAATATTATACATATTAGTACTAATCCCACTGATAGGATAAGTATGCTTAAATCCGTCATTTAATCCACTCCAATCCATTATTTTTTCTCTTAATTGCAATATACCAAATGGAATTATATTATCTGATATTTGTTGATATTCTAAACTTTTTTGTATAAAATTCAGACACTTATACGCTATATCCTTTGTAATTCCTTTTTGATATCTTATAAGTAGATCTTGCCAATAACCAAAACAATACTGAGCAGGTATAACAAAATCGTCATTTGAATGATATAACTGATGTATTGTTTTAGATAGCATTACTATTGGTATTCTATTCGCCTTGTGCTCTTCTTTTAATAGATGGACAACCTGAAAGGTGTTTACTGTTCCTACAGTATTAACGAGATGCTCAGTTATAAGGATAGCAATATCAAATATAGTTAGAAAGTTATGATGCATTTCGACTTCTGCCATTTCTTGTGCACTATCTATATTTCCTAAAATTTGACACCTCGTCATACCTAATTCCATTAAATAAGATTTGTAATTTTTATATGTTTTAGAATGTCTAAATCTACTTATGACATTATCTATGAATGCCTTATATAGTTCTACATCTATTAGCGTATCTGGAAATTGTCTAAAATATATTCCATATTGAGCATTTGGCGAATAGATGCATGGATTTGAGTCCATATTATATTCTATGTCTATTCCGGGCATTGTTCCGTTCACAACCATTGCAATTCTCCTTTCATAAAAAGACTTTAATTTAAAGTTCTCGTATTGCGTTATTAATGAGTATTACATTTAATTAAATTGTTACAGGAGGTCGAGTCGTATGAGTAACGATGTGAGAAAACAAGTTACTGATAATCCTCTAATAGATCAAGTAGTTTATGAATGCCAAACTATGATTAAAGAAGGGGTTATTCTAAAAATGGAGTCTGAGGCTCTTAAATATGAAACCGTAGAAACGATAAAACAAGCCGATAGATATGCGGATATCATTGAAGGGAAAAGTAAGTTTGAATGGTACGAATATGGATTAGATCTATTGAACCAGGTTCCGTATTTAACTACAAGACAAAAAGTTCAAATGGCCAAAAATAACAAGCTGATTCCAGAATCTGCCCATGAACTACTCCATGACTTAGTAAAGAAAAAATTCTTACATGAGTATGAAGAATTGAATAATTATTATAGAATGCTTAATGGTATGCCAAATATCGGGAATGAAGGTATTAAATTAACAGACTCTCAATTTAACATGATAGAGGTTATTGATTTTGATGGAGGGAAATATATTCATGAAATGAATGCTGAAGAGATAAATCTATTAAAAGTATTTGGAGTTTTAGATATTATAAAAGAAGAGCATCCTAATGATAAGTACCTTGAGTTTTTAGGTGATAAGAAAATAGACCCGTATGTTGCTAGAAGGATGAATAATTTTAGTGTTCTATATCTAACATCATCTGAGTCTTCTGAAGTGCATAATAAGTTTTTAGAAACTCTAGAACGAAATAGAGTTTATTTTTTGAAAACTGTGTATTCTGAGGCATATAAATATGCATCTCAGTATTATGATAATTTCATAGCGGTTATGATAATCTTTCAATCTTTTGCTGATATGATAACGCTTGCACCGGAATATATAATTAGAAGAGAATTGTTTGACCTTCGCACGATTCAATATGTATTTGAATCTCAAGGGTGTGAGTTCTTTCCAGAAATACCATTGAAGTATCAAAAGAGATTAGTAAAGAATTTAAATAGACTTATCAAATTTAAATCGTGTGATAAGAATTTAGTCGATATTGCATCTCTGTTTGGATTTGATGATGTAAAGCTATTTAAGTATTACCTTCTCAGAATACCCATAATGAATGAGGACGGTTCTTATCGTAAAGATACTATAGAAGATCCGAAGACTGGAGAGGACATTCCGGACTACGATAATAACTACGAATTAAAGTTTCTTAAGGTTCCTTTTGATAAATGTGCAGATGATATGATAAGAGATAGAATGAACTATCATGATTATGATGATATAGTATATCAGGATCAATATTGGAATGGCGTTCACACTGCAGAATGGGTTAAGCAGCAGATTTTAAAACGAGAGTTTAATATTGTAATTACCAAGTATATTTCTATAGATACAGTTTATTCATTAACAGAGTTATCTTTTCAATTATGCTATTTTATAAATATGGTATTATTTAATGGAAAGATAGATAATTCTAAAGTAGTAATGGAAATTCCAGAAATATCATCCACAGCTAAGTTTCCATTTATAGACGTATTGATATGCTTATATTCATTAATGTATTTGTATAATGGATATGAAGATGATATTATGTACGACCCGATACAGTATTTGGCTGTGATGGGATTTAATTTTGAAACTGATATGAGTGTGCTGTCTTCTTATGTAGAAGAGCAAGGGTTTACTGCTAAAGATATGGGGTTTGATGAATTTCAGATACCTAAGAATGGAATATTTACATGGGATCAGCTCATAACCGTTTATCTTAAGAATAAAAATGTGCATGATCATTTAGTTCATCAGATAAGAAAAGCTGATAATAAGAAGATATACGATATATACTATAAGATTTATAATTCTCTTATGGTGACAAAATGCAATTATGACTATTTTAGAAAATTAAACGGAAAAGTTCCTAAAAGATATTCTGATTACCTTGAACTTAAAGGATCTACTCTTTATAGTGTAATAGAAGATGTACGTGGAACTTTAAAAGAAACTGATAAAAGGCTGAAAATTACTAGATATATAAATGACATTGTTGAAAATGTATATATATACTTAGACAGAGAAGAATTCAATTACATCTTTCAAAATATACCTACAATATCCTTAGATTTCATTAGGGTTTATATGTATAAAGTAATTAACTTCTTTAAGTCATATAAAGTAGATGTATTAAATACTAATGTCATTTATAAATTAGACGATAGGCTTGGAAACTGGATTAAGATTATAGATGAAATAAAGTTTAGATATAATTTCTTGAAGACAGATATGGTTTATATGGATGACTTTATTAATGCCCTTAATGTATATCTTCATCCAACAGAACGTATAATTCCTAGAGAGAAAATGTATACAGATATCACCTATTGGGTTCAAAAGATCTTCAAGGACTATATGGAGTATTGGGATGAAATAGTAGAGTCTATTGTTAGCATGATTCTAAAAGAATGGGCTAATCTGAAATGGGATGGAATCTATGAATATAGTCATTTGTATGATTGGAACGATGTCGTTAAGGTAGACGATCATATTGTAGACACCAACGTTCATTTAGTGTTTAAAGAAAGAGCGGGGTTAGAGGATATGTGCTATCGCGAAGTAGTTTAAATCCGAAACATTATAAGTAATTGATTAAATAGGAGGAATAATAGACATGAATAAACAGTTGAATCTATTTGATAGAGGAGAGAAAGCAAGAGCGTATGATAATGCAATCATAAGGAAGACAGATATAGTTATAAAAGTGCACGGAACTGATGTAGAATTATTCAGGGGTTCTAATAAGGTTATAATTCCTGGCTCTATATATACCGCTAGTAAGCATTTTGGAATTGTTCCACCTGTTAAGCTGCCTACATATAATACTGCATTAGGATTAGATGGAATTCAGGCATTAAGTGATGCCCAAGAATTGAGTGCTAAGGTTGTCCTGTTTTGTGTTGGAACGGATGGATGTGGACCAGAGTCTTCACAAGTGTTTGATGTAGATTATACTAAATGGATTCGCCCGGAGTCTTTAGTTCCATTTAGATACGTCTTCGATGATAATGACCTCTCCCCAGCAATGAGAGAAAGATATTTTGGTAGAAAGAAATTACTTGGAACTGATGTTATTGCATATTACTTTAAGGCCTTTGAGACCGAGCCCACTCTTAATGTGCAATACATTGATGGTACGCCAATAGATGAAAATATTTATCTTAGTCATAAGAGCATGAGTGAAGCGGAGACATTCGTAGAGTTAAAGCTTACAATTACTAAAGATGATTGTAGAGAATTCTTTGATAAAACTACAGGAATTAACGATGCTAAGATTAATACTATTTCTCTTCTTACTGGAGTCCCTGTGGTTATTGATGGGTATACATACTATCAAGGAGTTCGCCCACTTACTAAATTGAACTTTCCGAATGAATCCCTTATTGATCTTACAAAGGGAATTGACATAACTTATCATATTTATTATTAAAACTATACCGGTAGGAGGTAATTCTCCTACCGGGTTCTTTTTTATTTTAGATTATATATTATATTAATGAATAAATTTTATACAATAGGAGGAAATTAATATGCTTTATAATGGGATGAAATTAGGATTTTTAATTGGAGAGATGCCGGATCATATAAATGAAGGGGAACCTTTGGTAAAACAATTAAAACCTGCAAACTTTATTTATGAAGAAGTTATTTATAACGACCAAGTTGAAATACCAATTTCTTCGGTAACTAGTATATATGATAATGGTGAAGATGATATAATTTCTGAAACCATGGTGCTTGTTACTGAAGATAGTGTTGTGAATGTTTTGGTACTTATTGGAATTGATTTGTATGGAGATCCAACCGTGTTAGGTGTAACTAAAAATGTTGAAAAGCTGAATATCAGTAAAGGTGAATACATCTTTGGCATGAAAATTCCGAGAAGTGAATTTATTGTTCCAAGTTATGAACAAATGCGTTCTATTATTGAAGATTATTCTAATAATGATACCAAAGTGGTAAAATATATAGAAAATGAATCGGAGATTAGTGAGAATATAACTGAAACTGTAAAGATGGATGAAAATCTTATTACAGACCATGAAAATTATTATATGGGACTAATACGTAATCCTAAAATATCACCAGAAACGGATCTGGATACAGATCAATATTATGAATATACTGATGATATCGATTCTGTATTATGTAGTGGTTCTAAAATAATAGATATGGAAAATGGTAAATCCATTGTTGTTATTGACTGTGAACGTAATGTTGATCCTCACAATAAGGAAATAACGTATCATGCTAAATTTGATAATAAAATTTTTGATAACTCGATAGACACGTGCAATGGAGTAATTATTTTTAAAAATAAAGAGAATTCTGATAAGTTTGAAATTGTAAAAATTAAATATTTTGCAACTGAACAACTAGCGCATAATGCAAAAAGCATTGATTTAGTATTAACCTCAGAAATCAAAATAAAAGGAGCAAATACAGATGATTTATAATGGAATGAAATTGGCTCTAATGATTGGTCACTTTCCAGATGTTATGGAAAAAGATCAATATTTGAAACCTGAAAACTTTAAATATTTTGAAACCGCTGATTTTAAAAGCGATCATTATGTAGAATTTACAAACGGAAGAAAATTACCCATTTCAGTAATAGATACAGTGTATGATTTAGGAGACGATTATGTTACGTTTGAAGCTGTAGTAAAATTTAATACAATTACTCCTATAAATATGATTATGTTGGTAAAATTTGATATAAAGACGGATGAATGCGACGTAATATACATGAGAGCAATTAAAGGTTGGCATGATAGCGAAAAACTAACAAAAACCTTAGATCTTCAAGTAAAAAGAAAGATCTTAAATATAGATAAAGTTAAGGAGTATTTTAATATCAGCTGCAGAGTTTAAATTAAAAAATGTTTATCTAAACAACTTTATTAAAAGAAAGATATACTAAACGTATAGGAGGAGATACTAATGGAAAAAGAAATCAATTTAAATGTAGAGGATATCGAGAGTGCGGTTATCTGCAACCTCAATTCGGATAATCAATTCTCTATGATACTCTTAAGAAAAAGTGACACCGAGTTTATTCAGACATTCGATGCCATAGATACTGTATCTGATATGGATGAAAATGATACTGGTACCTTAGAATTCGTATGCGAAAGGTGTGGGGACATTAATAAGATTCCTAATACCCATTTTGCATATAATGACGGTAATGCTTATCCAGACCCAGAAGTCAACTACGAATGTCAATTCTGCTCGGAAGATTATGAGATAATACTATCTGAAGACGATGTAGTCGACATGATTATAGGAGCTTTTCCAGAACAAGGAATGGAAATGTATATAAATAATCAGAAAATTAAATAAACTGTCCTGTGCCGGAGCAATTCGGCACAGGTTTTATTTTTTGTCTTCAACTTATTAATAAGGATGCACGAAAGGAGGTTTAGGGAATTGAGCAGTGACAAAAGAAAATCATCTACCATTACAAAACCAACAGATGTTGAATTTTTACTAAATATTGGAGATAGTCTCCACGAATATACTAGAACTACTATAATGGAAACATTTGGAGAGTTCAATGGTAGAACAAGGTTTAACCCATATGATATAATAGAAATTCCTGCTGGTTCTTATGGACCCGAAGGTAAGAGAAATAAAAATAAATTTACCACTACTGTCGGTATATGGATTTTTAATAAATATTTTATAGAACAAGACTTTTTTGATATATTTGGTTATATAAATAAATCTATCAATGGTGATGAATACGATTATATGAACCAAGTATTATCATATGCTTTGGCTGAAGACAGAATAGAACTAGAAGCATTTAAACGATACAATTTAAAGTATCAGTTATTCATGGACTATGTGTGCATTTTATCTCCAAATTTTACAGATAAGATGCTTACTTGTACTAGAGCAATTAATATCAAAAAGAGAGAATTGCTTAAAAAATACAAGAAAGACTTAGATGCTGGAGACTATTTGGTTGGAGCCAAGATGGAAAAAGAATTATTGGAGTATGCCAGAGAGTATATGAAAGATGACCCATCTATGGATATGTTCCTTTCTGGAGCTAGAGGAAGCTTTAATAATAACTTCAAAAACATGTTTGTTATGAAAGGAATAATCAAAGACCCCAATCCTAATGCTAAAGTTCCATATAAGGTGGCTACATCTAATCTTATAGATGGCATATCTGCTGAGGAATATGCTTTGTTTGCAGCTTCTCTTACTGAAGGCCCATATAACCGCGCCATTAAAACGGCTAATGGTGGTCATTTAGAGAAATTGTTTGTAAATGCATTACAGCATATTCATGCAGGACCCGAGGGTTCTGATTGTGGTACTCCATATACGATAACAGTAAAACTAGATAAAAAGAATATCCTTTCCTATATGTATTTCTACATGAAGGAAGGAAACAAGTTAGTAGAACTTACATCTCAAAATATGGATAAGTACATAGGCAAAACTGTGCACTTTAGATTTGCTTCTTTATGCCAGTCTAAAAATGGAGAAAAGTGTAGTAAATGTTTAGGAACTTCATTTTATAGGTTACATAAAGAAAATGTGGGGGCGGCTACGCCAAAAATTCCATCTACATTAAAAAATATATCTATGAAATCATTCCATAATTCAGTAAAAGAGTTTATGGAAGTAGATTTAGATAAAATATTTTAATTGGAGGATTTAGAATTATGTATATGAATTTTCATTTAGATATAACCCCAAATTCAAATAATTTTTATGACTATAACCCTATAAATAAAAGAGATACTAAGAAGAAAAAGGTAAACGGAGAATGGGTAAAAGAAAGATTTTATATAATCGATTTTCTAAATATAAAGCCCGATTCATATGTGATTTCCTCTTTTGGAAGGGTGCTTTCGTTTAAGACTGGTCAAGAGATGTCATATCAGACGAAGTCGACTGGTTATAATACAGTGCAGCTTAGAACAACTGATGGATGCTCTAAAAGAGTAATGGTGGCTCGTCTTGTTGCTAGAGCATTTATTCCAAAAACAGGTTATGACAAATATCTGAATAGATTTTTTGTTCATCATAAAAATTGGGTAGAAACTAATGATTATGTGTGGAATCTTGAATGGAAAAATTCATTTGAGATCAAAGTTCTTTGTGACATACGTAATGGTGGGTTTATGTCTAAAGAAGAGGCAGTAAGAGCAGTATGTATTATGCTTGAAAAGGGAATGCCTTGTAATCAGATTTATTCTAATTTTATAGGAGAATTTAGCTTAAAAACCATTTATGATATAAAAAATGGTAGTAAATTTGCTGAAATCCCCAAGGACTATTTGATTTCTAGATAAGTCTTAAATAACGTGGAGCGGTCGATTGTGACTGCTCCACTTATTTTATTTTTATAAAAATCGCAACTTAAACAATAATCGTATATTATAACGATGAAATACAATAAAATGAAGCACAGGAGGATAAAATGGATAGTCAAGCAAAAATGAATATTAAATTGACTTATCCGCATTCAGACGAGTACAGATATGAGACTAAGCTGACAAGAATTAACTTTGATGATGAGAGAATACTTGATATTCTTTCTAACAATGGATTTTTAGTATCAGATACTAAAGGTATTAAAAAGGATATCAAAGATCCAAATTCTATATTTAGTCCAAAGTATGGGCAAACTCTCAAAGATATAAATCAGTTTGCTAATAAATATCGCTGTGAATGCGGTGCTACCACACATAAGATTAACGATGGAGTTAAATGTAAAGTGTGTGGAACAAAAGTAAAATATGTCGATGATAATTTTGATTATACTGGTTGGATAGTCCTTAAAGAACCATATCAAATTATTCATCCATCATTTTATAAGTCCATAGAATTCATCATAGGAACAGAAACTTTACAAAATATTCTTGACGTTGAGCATACTACAAAAGACGAAGACGGACATGATATGGAAATAAAAGCTCCGGATGACGAGCCATATTTTGCCATAGGTATGATGAATTTCATAGAGAGATTCGATGAAATCATGTTTCATTACATTAATAAAAAGAAACAGAAAATGGCATACTATGACGATATAATGGAACATCGTAGAGATGTATTTACGAGTTCAATTCCTGTTTTTACTTCTTTACTAAGACCATTTGAATTTGATGCTAAATCATTATATTATGAAGATACTAATGCTTTATATATGATGATTAACAAGTTGAAGACACAAATTAATAACGAGTCTCTAAAATTATTTAGAATGAAAAAACCAAAACTTCAATGTCTGTACAATTTGCAGATGAAGTTTAACGAGCTTTATACTTCTATAGAAGCCATACTTTCAGGGAAAAAGGGAGCTATCAGAACTCTTATAGGGGGAAGGTATAATTTCACGTCTAGAGATGTTATAGTAGGAGACCCAATGCTTAGAATAGATGAGGTGTCTCTTCCGTATTCTGCGCTATGTGAATTATTGCAGCAAAGGATTATAAATATTCTGCACAAGTCATATTCTATGAATTATAATGATGCATATAATTTTTGGTATAGGGCTTGCATTACTAGAAATGAAACCGTGGCCAATATTATACAATCATTGATAGATAACGATAAGAGCAAAAGAGGTCTGCCTTTACTTATAAATCGTAATCCTACGATATCTTATGGGTCAATATTCCAAATGTATTGTGTGAAGATGACAGACGGGTATACGATGGGAGTACCACTGCAGATTCTTGAGCCGATGGCTGCTGATTTTGATGGTGATGTATTGAATGTATTACTGATAATCAATCAGGCATTCTTAGAAAGAGCATCTGATGTATTTAATCCAAGGAATGCTGCATATATCTCTAAGAATGATGGTGAGTTCAATAACTCAGTAAATCATAAGAGAGATACAATCATTAATACTTATACGATGCTTAAACTATCAAGAGGAAATTACTCACAAGATAATCTAAACAAAATACGAGAGATAGTGTCAAGAAATCGAAACTAAGAGAGGACTAATGATGAAAGAAGTTGATTTATTATTAAATCGTAAAATGAAAGAGTTATGTGCTAACTCTACTATTCAGATAGAGATAGAAGTATGCATAGAGGAAATGTCTGAACTGATAAAGGAGTTATCTAAGCGTCAAAGAAATATCTACGAAACGGAATATGCAATAAGGACTCAAAATAAATGTCCGTCTAATTCATCTAGTAATCTTTCTAATATTATTAGTGAGATTGCAGATGTCGAAAATACTATTGCTAATGTGAAACACATGTTTGGTATAAAAGACGCTGTTGTAAATGAGATACGATTAGAGAAGCTAAATCGCCAATTGAAAAGGATGGGTATTAACAATGAGTGAACAGAGCAATACAGACCTTGTGGAGAGGACAATTTCGGCATATGCTGATATGAATTTAGAAGACGTTATATTGTTTTTGATTAATTCTCAATCGCATTTGAATAGTATTATATGCGATTATGCAACTGTATTGAGAAAGAATTACGATTCAACGTCAGACTTTTTAGAGGATTTAGAGACACATTCGGCACCTATTGTCAAACATCTGGCATTAGCAGAGCTATCTTTAGAAATAATGCAAAAAAAGCTAAAAATATCTGGATCTATGATAGAAATGCATAAGATATCTTTGTGTAAAAATCTTCTTAAAGAATAAGCATGACTTTGCGGGGCCTGCGTAAACGCGGGTCCTGTTATTTTATTTTTTGATAATTGCATATTATATCCATGAAGCAATAAAAAATATTACCAAGGAGGATTCCAAATGCAATTTAAAACTAGAGAAAAGAATTATAATCTGAGGCGTAAATTTCGGCAATTCGATGTATACACATGCGATCTTGATAATGATAGTCTGGGTGATGGAATGACTAAAACGAGACCGTGTGTGATAATTCAACAACCATTGGATATGGCTGTTAGCGTTATGGTTGCTCCAATACGCACCCCGCATGAAAAAGTTGCAATTACAGATCAAAATGTACAAGAGTATGTGGACTTTATTAGAATAAATAAGGGAAATATTTATGTTCCTATGAAGTTTTATGAAAACGATGAATGGAGGATGATAGACTTAACTAAACAATGCCCTGTATATATGAAAAATATAAATTATTATCAAGGTACTATTGAGGATCCAGCGTTACTTAACAAACTGCAAAACGGTTTGTGTTTATTATATGGAATAAAACCGTTGGTGTTGAAAGAGAAACCCTCTAGAGAGAGAGAGTCAATCAATAGTATTAGAGAATCTGATACTCTGGTTCCTGATAATAAAAGTAATGTTTCAAATGGATCTAAGCAATACTTTCCTAAAAATTTCGGAGATTACTATCAAAAGGTATACATAGATAGGGTCATGAGAGCCAAGGATGCCGCCGCAGAAATTGGTATCAGACCGTGTACATTTTCACAGTATAAAAGAGTTTATGAAGATAAGAATGGGCTAAAACACGTTAATTTAAGTATTAAAACTGGCGAATATAGTTTTCATCCTATTCCTACGGGGTTCACTTTATATTACATGAAGTATGAAAATGGTTCATCTTCAAAAAAGGACATATGCAAAAAATTAAATATAAGCGAAAGTGATTTTAACAAATGTGAGAAATTTTTATTAAGTAAGAGGAAGAAAGGGGAGGTGCTATAACTATGAAAACAAGAATATTTAAAGCATTAAATGATGCCACTGAAGAAAAGTTTTTACGTATTGTTAATAAGATAGCAGTGTATGACGATAACGGAAAACAAGTTGATTGCCAAGAGATAATTCCTTCACAGGACGGTGTAGATTATTATTTCCCACACAATCCTCATGATGAATATGGATTATTTCTTGGAAAAGTTAAAGATGCAATTGAAACTATAAGGAACGGCTATGGGGATAAGATCAATAGAGGAGTTACTTTCCCATATGGGGTATCGGTAATAAGATATATTAACAGGGACATTGGAGATTATATTAGAGAACGGACACTGCGAATATATTCAGATACTAAGTTTGCATATACTATTAGAATATATAGCCCATCTTCTACTTTTTTTGGGAGTGTTATTACTCGACAGGGATTAATATGCCCATTGATAGGTCATGATTGTGAAAGTATTAAACCATATATTTTCACAACAGAAAATGAAGCTAATGATTTTGTTAACACATTAAAAAGTAGAATAAATGATATGAACGATGATTATGAAATGCATGGATCATATCAACGTATAGTAGAAGATCATTGTTTTGACAAATATCATCCAAACCCCATGGATAACATAAATGTTTTGCTATTTAGTATATGGAAGAAGCTGAGATTTGGTAGTATGCGGCTGAAAATTATTCAGTGGATAGTTTAATTATTGTATTTAATCTGAGTAAATGGATTATAATCTAAATACTCAAATGAATCTTGAGTTTTATATATTATCTCGACTTAAGTATAAATATTTTAATCTAGGTTATTATGCGAATCTAATTGAAATAATTTTAATCTCATGCTCTATAAGAATCTATATGGCTAAATACAATCTGTAGTAGCAAATGTAATGACCAGTGGAGATTTCTCCACTGGTCATAATCTTTTATTTTTTGTCATCTTGAAACATCTACTTAATTATTATGGAGGTATTTAATATGCTTAGAAGGTATAATGGGATAAGTGAACACACTATTGGAGCTTTTGATCTTAACTGTGATATAGCAGTTCCGTCTACTATTCATGGATATTCTCTTGGAGTAGAATATATGAAAAAATGGTTCTTAGAAAAATTTGATGATGGATTTTTTAAGACTATTTATATAAATGGAAAATCTGTATTTGACGATTATAGAAAACTATCCAGAAAAGAGTTGCTTACAGTAGAAAAACCAGCTCTTAGTATACAATCTATGATGGATTGGGAGTATAATCGTGATTATGTAGATGTGCATCCAGGAGGATTAAAACAATTTGCTATGAGGATTCATAATTATGATAAGAGTTTTTATAGAGATTATGACGCCTGTAGTTTTATTGGCTTGCATATGAAATTGATGAAGATTAACTTTATATTTAGGGTTAGATTAAGCACAAGAGCACAGCAAATAGATATAGCAGAATTCATGAGGTTAGCATTTAAAATTGGACAAACTGATTCGGCTTATGCTGATATGGATTTTCATGTTCCTAAAGATATAATGTATCATGTAGCAAACGATGCCGGGTTTGAAACTGATGAAAATATGAATGTTAAAGATGTGTATGGATTTTTAAATCATCTTAATGAAAGGTCCGGACTACCATTTTTATATAAGTTTAGAACTATAAATGGTAATAGTGAGTTTTTCATAAGAGCATCTGGAATTTATCTACACATGTCTTGTTTAGATTCATTGTCTATGGATGATGGAGAAAGACAAGGCCAGTTAGATAATAATTTTCATATAGAAATGAATGCAGAATTAAGAATACCAGTTCCACAATTTTATATATACTATACTGATCATACTCTCCTTCTTGAGAAGAAAAAGAAAAGAGAAACAGTTGGATTATATAATCTTAGAAATATATATGATATTCCTAAGACTAATAGTAATGGATGGCCAATATATTTAACTACAGATTGGGATAATGATGATTATTATCTTGATACTATAGATTTTAGTGAACTCATGAACAATCACGATTTACAGCAAGTATTAAAGAAAACAAAAGATAGTGGTCTATCTCCAGAAATATTCATGGAGATTAATTTATATAATAATTTTAAAAAGGTTTATATAGATATAGACTGGGATAATTACGTGATGTCTGTGAAAGCTAAATTAGAGCAAAAGAGGTCTAGTATAGGAATTTATATAAATCTTAGTTATGTGAACGAGCAATTAATTTATATAAACAAAATGAATGACTCTAGGATCGTTTGATCCTAGAGTTTTATTTTTATTAGTCTAAGAAATCATTTAATGCTTGGAAAATATCAGTAGTCCCAGATTCTTCTATTTCTTCATCTATTAGATGTGATGCTATGTCTGTCGGCGTTTCATCTAATGTAGTATTTTTTGACTTAGATTTTTTGTTGTTTCTCCCGTATCCGTATACCCCTCTTAGCAGGATCTCAAACTGAAATTCGTCAAAATACATTTCATAGTATTCATAAATGAAATCTACCAATGGCTGGTATTTCTTTACTTTATATAGTAAACGAGTTATCGCACTGTTGATAATTAATATATTATAAAATTTTCTAAATTTTAATTTAGAATCTGTTTGTATGACATGTTCTATAATATAGGATGCATATTCTATTACATATTCTGCATATGCATCACTAGAATAGAAATGATTTACATCACTATTGAATACAATATATTCTATAATTTTCTTTAACTTAGTTTTCCTTCTTATGTATCTACATAAGAATCTTTTGGTTGAAATTCTTGAGATAAAATAATATATGCTATATATTATTATAGCTCCGCATATGATAATTGCGAGATCTGAAAGAATCATTAAAACGTGAATAAATAATTTAGCACTCATAGGTTACTCTCCCTCCCTGGATAATTTTGTTAATAAAATGTAATATACTATATATTTAAATATATATTATATTAGTGAATAGATAATACTAAAAAAAAGGAGACAAGAGATGGATCAAGTAGAAGAACTGATAAAAAACATTTTTTACTGGAACAGTAGAGGGTATAGAATAGAAGATGATAAAATAACCGCTGTTCCATATGAAGGTAGCAGCAGATTTATTTTGTTAAAGAAACAGGAGCATTTGGACGTTCATTCCTTATACATCGATGGAACGACAACTTTCTCATCTAGCGAAGATATCTTTGAATATGAAATTATCGTTGATACCGAGAATAAGTTCATTTCATTGGATGGGTTTGATAATTCTTTAGGATTTTCTCTTCCTGGTGGTAAATGTGAAAAGTGTGGATTTTATAATATATCTTTTGATGATAAGTATGAGGTATTAAAAATAAACTTCGTTCACTTTCCGAATATACTACCGGCCAATCCGGAGAACATTTCTCTTCCGTTGATGATGGTAAAAAGTGATGTTTTGACATATCATATTGACCTTATATTTGGAGTTGATGAAAAAGACTATATAGTTATTGATGAGATGGCTACACATAATACTCAGAAAGCAACTCTAGCGCACATATATCAACTCTATAACTGGTTGCAGAATAACTATGACCTTGTTTACAGAATACTTCATAGTGATAAGTTAAGAATCAGTTTGAACAATTTACCAGGAGCTATAGTTTCATACACCAGAGACAATTCTATGGTTAATATAATTATGACTAACAGAGATGCCGATCAATTTCAAGTAAACTATAATAAATTTTTTACATTGATAATGAATGGTTCATGGAAAGTGGAGTTGATATGAGACAAAAATCGGGGAGCCTTTGTTGGAGGCTCCCTATATTTTATTTTTTGGCATCTTTGAATAATTTTATATAATCTTTTGGAGATAACGTATCCACTGCTCTGCTCCAAGAGTCTCCATAGCTGAATACTTCTTTTAATAAAGCATCCGGTTGCATAAATCGATTTATACAAATTTCTTTAAATGGCTGTTCCTTATGAGTTATTCTAACTCTATGGCTTGATATATTCTGTATATTAGAATTTAATATTTTTTCACCATCTATTGAAACTAAAAATAGATCTTTATCGAATGGATACTCCAATTCAGAAGAATCTAAAGTTATGTCCCCGTTTGACGTTTGTGATGAATAGTTATGCACTATCAGTTCATCATAAGCATCAGGAACATAGATAAAGTATATATAGGAACCAGAAGATATTTCTTTATTGGTTTCTATAGTCATACAGTCTATTTGATGCTCTGATGACATAACTTGTAATGCAAAATCATCATTATTTAGTTTTAATCCATCTACAAATACCATATATTGATTTTTATTTCTGCAAAATCTAAACTGCGGATTCAATTTAAAAGTATTAGTAGTAGACTGAACATGATAATGCATCCATGCAAATTGACGCTTTGAAACGATCTTAAGAGCCTTATCATAATAATACGGGTCATCTAAAGATATTTGTGTTTTCACGTATTTCTTCCCTTCCCATACATTACGATATTCAAATGAAACTTCATATTGTTCATTATTTTCCACGTTAAACTCATCATATGGTTTCTTACCAGTTGGAGAATTAGCAAATAATAAGAAATTATCGTGTCTTAAAGTTCTAGTTATATAGTCATCCTTATCTTTGCTTACTATAATATCGTAATAAGCATTGTCTACATTTTTGAAATGCAGTATTTCTACTTTATCCTCTCTCTTTATATGATTGAACACTGGTATTTTAAAGTATCTATTTTCATATTCTATCTCTTTATAATGATGATAGAGTCTATCGTTATGGAAAACGATTATAAAGTCGTCTAAACCATTACGTCTTTGTCTAGGAATGCGTATCCAGGCACCTTCAGGAGGCATTAACTTGTATAACTGTTCTCCAGTATAATTATATGACTTAAAATTTGCTTGGTCTTTATAGTAGTCTATAAGAAGCTGCATATTATAAGTCAAAATGTACCTGGTGGCTTCAGCAATATTTCTAGCATAAGTTTTCTTACTGGATAATTTAAAATCAAATTGTCTCTGGAAGCTATCAGTATATTGCTGGTCAACCCCAGAATTTCCGGCTGAAATTAAAGAAGTATCGTTTTGAACTTCTTTATCATTCGGCAATGTAACAAGCAGATTCTTAGAATCATTTGCCTTATTATAATAAAAAGATTTTATATATGGAGTAGTATCTTTTAACCATCTATATGCGTGCATACCAAAGGGTCTCAAGTAAAATCTACTATCATCATAGAGTTTACCGTTTTCAAACACTATCAGATTATTAGTATCCGAAATTTGATCTAATCTTATATTAGACAAAGTAAAACACTTTTCATTGTTTAGGTAAATATCATCAGCCGATACATTTGGGTCTAATACTTCCATACGAAAAGCAATCTTATCGACATCTTCAGTGAGAATTCCATCGCTATCGAAATACATATGACCATGGTCACTAGGGAGAATTTGATTGTCCTCCCCGTATCTTATAGTACAAGGAAAGATCACAGCATCTACATTGTAATTTCTCTCCTTTATATTCCTTATTACTGCATATGAATAGAGCCAGTCTCTTACAATAACCATGTCAGACCATTTGATAGCTCTACCTCCAACAAACAGAATGAACGGTCTGATTTCTTTATTTTCTACTAGATTAGCCATGCTATCTATAAATATGGACTTAAAATCTCTCTTTTTATTATACGGAATATTCTTGAGCATATATATTTGAGTATTAGATTTTCGTATTGGGTAGTCATACCCATCAAACTTATACTCAAACTTTTTCACTGGCATTATGTCATAAAGATTTGGAGCTCCGGCTAACTGCATATCTTTAATCATGTGAGTCGTATGGTGTCTGAGCTTATCTACATAATACGGAATCATAGTATCTAATATTCCATTTTGCTCAAGAAATTCTACTATCACATCAATATCAGTAAGCCTTTTCATAACGTATTTATATACGTATCTTGATTTGATTCCAATAAAGTTATGCATCGCTTTGGTGATTATTGGAGTATGAGTTTTCTTAGTTACAAGATATTTTCTAAATTTGAATCTATCGGCTAATAGATATCTAGTTCTAGAATAGTATTCTCCTTTTCTAACCAAATTCTTATTATTTTTAGTAGATATCCTATTAGAAGAATCATCATTAATAAATTCATGCTCTATAGTATCAGTATATGGTTCTTTAGTCATAATACCAGAACCAAAGTATGTAGTGATTATTTGTCCTTGTATAGTAGTCAAAACCGTTGCTGAATTCTTTTGATCTAATCTATCTGATGCCAGTAAATAGAAATATATATAATTTTCTGGATCAGTATAGTGATCATTATTTATTTTGGCATATAACAAAGTATGTTCGTCTACCAATAGAGGACCTGTGTCATGCATTAATGGAACTTTTAGAAACTTCTCTATACCATCTTTGATTTGCCTTCCGATGAGTCTCATTCCAAAATAGTTTTCTGGATTTATTAATTCATCATTATATTCAGATATCTTTACTAGATTTCCATTATCTACTTGAAGTAAAAATGCTCCATCATCGATAGACAATATATAAGATTTGGTATTATTGATATCTTGTATATTTAAAGTATACAGTATTCCATTATATACGGATAATTGAAAATCTATAATCATAGAGTTTTCTGTATTTTGTATTTGCCAAACGAGATGTCCGGTATTAGTAAGTTTCCCTATGGAGTGGCCTTTTGTGTCGTATAAATCTTCAGCAAAATAGATTCCTTCTTCATAATTAGAATTGTCGTATTCTATATATGCAAGATCGTTTGGTAATCTAGATATCGGATTATATCCAAGGGAATATTGCCACATTTTTATGAGTTTAAGATTTACCTTCATAATATATTGCTTACCATAAAGATAGATATAGTCTCCTATAACTCTTATATCGTAAAATTCATAATACGGATCATCTTGTTTTATATGTCTTAATTCTTTATACAGAAATTGTCTTTCTATAATTTCTGCTTTTCTTGTATCGTAAACATCAATAAATGTGTCTACCTTTTCATAGTCATAAAAAGAAGATCCTATAAGATACATAAATACAGAATCTGGGGTTATAAATGTTTTATAGATTCTTTGTTCTTTACTTACATCTTCACTGTCTAAGAGATAAAGTAATTGTTCTCCTTTTTTATTGTATTTTAAGATGAGTCTACTATTCATAAAAATGATATAGGCATTTCCATAAAAGTCCATGCTTATGGATCTAATATAGTCATTTAATTCCTTCTCCCATAATATATGAAGAGACTCATCTACACAGTATATATATTTTCCCCCAGTAAAATACATTACTTCTAACCCTTCATAGAAATAGCCGTGTTCTACTTCTAGAGAAATTTGTGCTATTCTTTGTCCTTTTAATGTCTCCTTTGCAAGGTATCCAGAAGCAGAAGAATAAGAATAACCATTGAGAAACCCGAGTAAAATGAACTCGGGCTCTCTAATGGTTCTTTCCACATCTTGAGCTAAAACGTGTTTATCGTTATTTGTCTTATAGACAACTTTATCTTGCAAAGCATTAAGACCGTTTAAATCTATAGATCTAGTATCCATTATGCAAGTTCACTCCCTATTTTAAATATAGCATTAGTATAGTCTACTAAAGTCCTTCCGCAAACCTTCTCTATAGTCTTCTGATTATTGATATATGCTCCAACGTATGCATTTGTCAATAGAGAAGAAAATGCAGTAAATATCTCTGTTCCATACTCAGTTCCAGACCCGAATAGCCAAGCCCATCTCTCGATAAAGTTATCTAAGTTGAGCTTGTCTTCTATTTTAAGAACTCTTCCTAATGACTCGACAAAAGTATTTACATCTTTAAATATCTTCTCTTCATCACCCATAAGGTAATTAACAACATCTGCTTCTCTATTGCTGAATCCAGATATTTTTCTTGCTCGTTGATAAATACTATCTGTCATTTCTTTACACATGATTCCGCATTGGAAATAAAGAGCTGCCAGATATTTAGTTCTCTCTCTTATCTTATCAACAGAACCTATTCTCATGTAGTCTACTACATGTGATGTAAGGTCAGAGAATGCTTGTGACCCGTTTTCTATGATAGCAGTGTTATTTAACAATTTTTGCGGTTGTACCCAATATATCAAAGTAACCATAGCATTTAAAAGATAAGATATGAAAATATCCATATTTTTATCTGCTATATTATATGCTCCATCTTTATCTGTTATTACAGCAGTACAGTCAATGAACACTTTAGTGCGTCTATCTCCACTCCTTATATCTGATGCAGCAAATACTTTAAATGATCTGGATAATGCTTGCTCATTAGTTTTTGCTTTAAGCAGTATAATATTATCACTATTGAGAACTTTCATAAGAGACGAGGTTACTTGTCTTCTCTTCACATCATACCTTATATCTTCAAATGACTTGTCATTTTTGTCTACAATATCTGCAGACATTATAAACTTTACAATTGACTTTTCAAAGTTTCCTTTATTATATAAATAAGAAGCGCTATAGTTTTTCGTTTGTTGTTCCATGAGATAAAATCCTCCTTATGACGTATAATTTTACCCTGATGTTCCTCTTCAAAATAAATATCGCTAGAACTTTTTATTAATAATATATAATAAATATGAATAGCATAAAGGAGAAATAGAGATGGAAAACAATATTTTAGAAATGACAATTGCGCGTGTGTGTAAACCTGGAGAAGAAAATAAAAATGGCAAAACATATGATATGCAATCGTATAAAATTGCTATTGATAAATTTATGCAAAAGATAAATAATCAACGTATACCTATTTATTCAGAATATATTTCAGATAATTATACGTCATTTACCAGTAGTGAAAGAATGCAAACTATAAAATTGGAAAATTCGTTAGGAAGAATTACTGAAGTCACTGATGAATATATTACTCTTGAAATAAAAGAAGACAATGGGATATACCAACTTCTTAAGGAAAACAATTTACTTAATAGATTAACTGCAGGTATGAGATATATGGGAAATTGTACACAAGGCAATGCATATTCGGTAGATGAAATAATAACTTTTGATGTATTTGTACGGTAAGATGGAGGTAGAGAAAATGAATAGACGTTGCTGCAAATATGACGATACAGTGGTTTTAAAAATTCCTACTAGGAATTCATTTTGTAAATACCATCTAAGCAAAGAAGAAAAAGATAAATTAATTTCAAAAGGAAATCGCAAACCCCCCATTACCGGTCATCTTAACCAGATAACCTATGTAGTGATTAATAATATAGACTCAAAGAGTTTATCAAAAAGACTTCCAGAAACGTATCATTACAGCTGTAATAGGAATTATGTTA